GGGCGGGCCTTCGGGCCCGCCCCCGTGTGTGTTCAAAGTCCGTTTATTTTAGGTCATAATAATACTAAGCAGAGGGACCCTAAATCTTCCCCCTCTGCGAGGAGTTAGAGATGACTAGGTTGGAAAGGGCCTACGCGGAGGCGGCCGCCGTAGAGGCCGCCAACATGGAGCTGGCCGCCGCCGCCTGGGCGGATATGGAGGCCGCCCTCCATGCGAACGACTTTGAGGCGTATTATCGGATAGCGGAGACCTTCAGGCGCTTGATGGCGCTGGAGGACGAGTAGCGGATGAGGGGGCGGGCCTTCGGGCCCGCCCCCTGGGCAGCGGATCACTGTTTAGCTGGTATTCTCATTGGGGCGTATTTTCTCACTGAGGTAAATTCAGTCCCCAAAAAAATATCCTATACCCGGAGCATGCGGGACGCATGGATTAGTTTCCTCTTCGTCTGGTTTACTTTACCCATAAATCCAGGAGCTGAGGCGGTTTCTTCTATGAGTTTTGGGTTTTCCCTCAGCTTCCTTAAGAGGTTTTTCCTCATGGCCTTAGAGACCTTCTGATCACCTTCAAGGAACTGTGCAGCACGGTCTCCGTACGTGGTCGTCAGGAGCCTTCGGATGTGATCTGTTTCGCCGGAGGACTCTCTGACCTTCGATATCAATTCCTTCGCTTCAGCGGCCCCAGGTCCTTCTATCCGGGCGAGTGCATTTCTCTCCTTTAACAATACGTCCGGAGAGGCGTGACTTCTAAACTCACCAAAATCTCTTGGCGCAGTTCGCCTCTCGGCCAACTCATGTGACAGCGTAAGTCCAGTCAGGGCTCGTTGTCCGTCGGGAGAAGGCATCTGTGAACCCATCTGTGTACCCATTCTACCAAAGAGATTGCTTACATTAGTAGGATTGATACTAATCTTTCCAACCTCGGCAGCGGGTCGGGGGTCGGATGTAAGTTGCTTGGCGAATGTCGTATTGTACTGGCGCCTTAACTCGTCTCCGACACCTCCGGGTAGTGCGCCCACCGTGTTGAGGTAAGCCTCTGACATGCTCTTAAGCCTTTTTGCCTTTGGAGAGGTTCTGGCTTTATGTAGATACTGCCCCCGGGTGGGAAGTGCGTGGGCAATGTCTGACTTATCGGAGGTTATGTGTACGTTTGGTGCTGAGGTTGTTTTCCTATAGAGATCTTCAACCGTGACTGCTTCCTTCTGCATCCACAGAGGGTGAGCGGCCAGTACTACTGAATACGCTGCGATCTTGTCCACGGCTGATCTCCGGGTTTGCTACCCGTTGATACACCGTTCAACGGTCAAATGTCAACGTGAGCCAGTGTGCTGTATTGCTATACAATAATTGATATTAACTAATTCTCTTACCAAAAAAAATATCCTATCACGATTTGATGGGGACACATGACGAGGGCGGGGACGAGAATGTAAAAACGGACTGCGCGGCAGACAGGACAGGGTCACGGCTTTTCGTGTTTCGAGGGCCGGGCGGAGTTCAGGTCTATTGTATGGGGGATTGTTTAGTGCTCTCTTTTTTCAACTAAGTTAAAAGTTTAGACCCATAGTAGATAGACCATACATTTTATAATGTTCTCTTTTTTCAACTAAGTTAAAAGTTTAGACCCATAGCATAGAACCCTGTGACCCACCTAAGTGTCCAGGAACCCCTTTTACTCTCCCTAAAGGTATACGCTGGCCTGGCCAGGCTCGGGCCGGGCCTGGGCTAAAAAATGCAAGGAAAGCTGGCATAATAATAGTAAGCAAGGGGACAACTAAACTCTCCCCCCTTGCGAGGTGACTACCATGGGTTGGTTCAAAAAGTCCAAGTCTTCGAAGTACGCTTCCGCCATGGCCAAGGCCGCGGAGTACGAGGCCAAGGCCAAGTACAAGGACGGCAACTACGAGGCTAAGGCCGAGAAGTACGCCAAGAAGGCGGCTCGCTACGAAAAGGAGCTCGAGGCCGAGAAGGCCGCGGACTTCGGCGAGATCATCAAGTTGATGAGCGAGATGATCAAGAAGTAGTGTTTGATGGGGGTGGGCCTTCGGGCCCACCCCCGGTCGCTCGGTTGATTTGTAGCTTGCCTTTTCTTAGCTACCATTCGCGCATGCGGTACTGCCGTGGCATCAGGCGTCGTACTGCGCGTTAGCTCAGGTAGTCCTGAGCTAACCTGCTGTGCGCCGACTGGGCCACTCATTCTCTCTACGGGTAGGAGAATGTTGGGTGGGCACAGCCCACTGGGCACAGAGATCGGGATGTGCGGAATGGCATCGGGAAGGGCGCGGGGCTCTGGAATGGGTATCGGCAATAGAGGGCGAAGGGACACCTGCGCGCTAAGTGGCCTCTCTTGTCGGCTAAGCGGCCTTTTCTTAGCCCCAACAATGATAAAGCAAAGTAAAAAAGTTAGATCAAGGAGGTGGTACACAGTGGATGAGAAGGGGATGAGAAGGAGCATTACGCCCCCAAAATGGCTGTTAATGCTGCTCAGCCATGCGTATACGGCCTCAGCGTGAATATCGATTTGTATCAGTCGAAGAAACAGGCCATTTCTCAGTTCACGAACGACGAGGGAAGGTGTGCAAAAAGATGATATAAATAGGGGACGGCCACTTAGCCGTACTGGATGAGGGACAGGACAAGAGACAGGAGACGAGACAGGAGACGAGAGAACACACTCCCATCTCTCTATGGGGAGCCCTTCTCTATTTGCGAAATTTGGTTTTGCGAACCGGACGGAGAGTCAGCGACGATGCAGAAGTCTGCCCTTGCGCGACTGCGCGATGCGAAGGAAGAGAAGTTCGTTGAGGGAGTATACCGAGACGAGATTGGGAGATTGCGGCCGTGCGTGTGGAGCACGCCCGACATTCGCGCGAAGGTTGACGGGTACACGGAGTGGGGACCGACCCGACTGTTACTGGAAGCCAAGCTGGAAGAGAACCTGACATCCAGAAGGGATGCATGTCGGGTGTTGGCTCAGGCCGTGTTTTACATTCGCCGATTTTTGGAAGTGGGCACGGTGCCGACGGTCGTGATGATCGCCGACCGGAATGAGTGCTTCATCGTGCCGACGTCGGTGTTGATGAAGCATACGAACATGAAGCTGGATTGGGACCGCGCGGCATCGCGCGGAGATGAGAAGCTGAGTGCGGCGTTGATGGCAGATGAGGAACTTCGGTTCTTCGTGCATCCCGTCATCGAGGGCTTCGAGCTGTCCGAGGTGCTGACCTTGGCCGATGAGATGAGCCAGGGGAACGCATACCAAATTCGGATTACGCCCACGAACGTGGGGAGGGTGTACCGCATCTGGAAGGACAACAAGGTGGTGGTCACTCAGCTGCCGGGGGCGCTGGGCAACATCATGTTGTTCTTCGAGGTGGTCGAGCGCGGGATTGAGTTCATTCCCCGTGCCGGAGATGTACTCTCCGTGGGCAAGTTTGGAGAGGTGATCGTGCGCGTCGTTCAGCTTGAGTTGTTTCAGTCCATGTTCCGCACGGGATACGGGACCGACGAAGCCGCTGCAATTCTCTCCAAACGTGACCAGCTAATGGAGGAGGAAGCCCGACGCTTCCAGGGTGCGTTCTATACACCCGAGATCTGGCGAGATCATGCGATTGAGGAGATCACGCGCCACTTGGGCGAGAACTGGATGCAAGAGTGTGTGGTGTGGGATCCCGCAGCGGGGACCGGCAACCTCACGCGCGATCGAGCCTGGGGCTGCCTCATCTCGAGCACTGCCGAGAAGACAGATGTCGACGTGATGCGACGCCTTCATTGGGGAGGGAAGCACGTATTCCAATACGACTTCTTGAATCCCAATGCTGCGTCTCCCTTCTTTGAGGAAGGAGAGATCAACGCGATTCCTCCGAATGTGGACAAGACACTGCGGGAGGCGGCGAAGGCCGGCAAACGCCTCGTGTTCTTCATGAACCCGCCCTACGGAACGGCAGGTGATGCAGGGGCCAAGGGCACGAGCAAGGCGGGCATCGCGACCACGGCCGTGAACAAGGAGATGAAGGAGGCTGCACTCGGCGCCCCGAGTCAGCAGCTCTACGCGCAATTCATGTTCCAGTGCCGAAAGATGGCAGACATGTACGGGTTCGAGCGGCACACGGTTGCTACGTTCAGCATGATCAAGTTCATGTCGTCTGGATCCTACCGTCCCTTCCGCCGGTGGTGGTACTCGACCCATCAATACAAGGGAGGCTTCATGTTCCAAGCGTCACACTTCGCGGACGTCTCTGGTGCCTGGGGCGTGTCGTTTACCGTCTGGAACTCTGACGGGCACACGAATGGGGACCACACGCTTCCCATTCGCGTCACGGACGAGCAGAACTTCGAGGTCGTGACGACGAACATCAAGCAGATCTACTCTTCGGACGATCGTGAGGCGTCGGAATGGGTCCGGGCTCCGATCAAGGGGATGAAGGGTGTGGATGCGCCGCAGATGAGCAGCGGACTTGTGGTCAAGGCGGAAGGAAGAGGACGTGCAGTCTCAGAGTCGTTTGCTTATTTGATGAATAATGCCAACAGCCTCATGGGATCAGGTCAACTTACCTTCTGGACCAGCCTGCCAGGTACCAGAGACAATCCAGTTCCCAGTACTATCGCCAACTGACGACGCGCCGTCGCCCTCTACGGGGCACGCAAGCTCGTCACAGACAACTGGATCATCCACGAGGACGAGTACCTCGCCCCCGACGAGTCCAGGCCTGCCTACGACCAGTGGGTGAATGACTGCCACATCTTTACGCTGCTCGACACCAAGAACAACTGCACCGCCATGCGCAACGTGCAGTACAAAGAGAAGCTTTGGCAGATCCACAACCACTGGTTCTGGATGACACACGACTCTGCCAGCGCGCGATTGCGTGGGCACCCGAAGACGAAGCGGATGGCATCTGATCTCGTGCAGAAGAGCGATCCCTACTTTGCGCGATTGCTTGAAGATGGACTCCCACTCTCGCCCGATGCGCGAGAGCTTTTGGACATGGTGCGCGCACTCTGGGTGAAGAGCCTGGATGCGCGCGAATCGTTCGCACTGACCAATCCCGATCTTCACCTGCTTGCCTGGGATGCAGGCATCTACCAGCTGAAGAATCTTTGGAAAGAGCATTACGCCGAGGAATGGACAGCCATCAAGGCGAAGCACAAGGAACTCGTGTCACGCCTACAAGGTGGCGTGTACGAGTTCGGATTCTTGAAGAAGTAAGATGTGACATGACGCGGGCCACTCCGAGTTGGGTGGCCCGCGCTTTCTTTAGCACATGTAAAATCATGCGAACGATGACATAAGACCTGAAGTGGGATGGTTATCTCCCACGACAGGAGCAAACGATGAAAGACGAAACTTACCTCACCGGCCTCAACGCCAGCAACTCCCCCCGTTGGAAGTGGATGCCGGGGATGCGCTACATTGTCAAGCGTCCCGACCCGCTCGAGCCCATCACCGGGCGCGTGCCCGATCAAATGCGGGGCTGGACACCTTATCGCGGGGCCGTGCCCGACTTCGATGATCCCGCCACGATGGGCTGCCTGCTTGCCCTGGTTCGCAAGGTGATTGGCGATCCTGGGCTGTACGTCCGATTGAGCGATACGACCCGGAAGAGTGATGGCCGTCGCGCATGGGAAGTGCTGGGATGGATCACTGCCTCGCGCAGTCCCGATGGGCGTGCCGGGTCATTCCGAGGCTGGGGCTACGCCGATGAGGCCGAAGCCCTCGTCGCTACGCTCAATGCCCTCCCTGCACCCAACGAAAATAAGGATTGACCATGACCGAACCCGTAAACCTCGACCCCATCAAAGCCCACCTCGTGGAAGAGGTCGAACGACTCCGCGCCCGTGCCGAGAAGGCCGAGGACAAGGCCCTACGCTTTGACTTGGACGCTGCGGGTATTGAGGCCCGAGAGCGTGACGCCGTGGAACTGGTCGAACTCCGGGCCGAGGTCGTCCGGCTTCGCGCCCGCGCAGAGAAGGCCGAGGCCAACTACGCCTTCATGGTGGAGCGGGCTGTGAACCAACACCTCGACGGCTACCGGGAACTTGGAGCGCGTGCCGCTGCTGCCGAGAACGAGCGCGATGAACTGCGCGCCGAGAACCGGAGACTCCGCGATGTTCTGGAATGGGTCAACAATCAATGCCCCGGCAAGTGCGCGGGTGTCTGCGATGCGGCGTTGCGCGGCGAGCACTGCCGGAAGGAGTGAGCGTGACTTGCGGACACAAAAATCGGAACGGGTACGAGGAACATCACGAACCACGATCGCCAAGCGCAGGTAACTACTGCGTAAAGACAGTCCGCGTATGGTGCGAGGACTGCGGGGAGCTGATCTGGAAGTACGAGGTCTATCTGGACGGGATGATCCTTACGCGCATCGACGTCCAAACAAAGTCAAAGAGTGGCGAGCATCTCCGCGAGGAGAAGACATGACCCGACAGGAACAAGAGGAAGCCGAGCAAGCCGCCTACGAGGAACACATGCAGGCCCTATACGACGAGCAGAACTGGATGCAGCAGGGAGAGAACGACGTACTCCGGGCCAAGCTGGAGGCCACGCAGCGCGAGCGGGACGCCTACCATGAGGCGTGGGCGCAAGCGCAAGCCCGGCTGGACTGCGGCGCGGACGCCACGGAGGCGGTGCGGGAGGAGCGCGCCGCCGTGGTGGCATACCTGCGCGATGTTGCGCGGAGAGATTGGAGCGCGACTACTGCTTACACAATGATGAGAGCGATTGAAGCCATCGAACACGGCGCACACCGTGACCGCCGCAAGGAGTAGTCAGATGAAGGGTGACCGCTACACCACATTCGACGCGCTCCCGTTGCACACCGTCTTTCGGTACGTTCCCGACCACGCGAAACTCGGCCCTCGCGTAAAGGTGGACGCCCACTTGTGCTGCAAGTCCGAGTGGTACGAGGCACACGGGGGCAATCCTTCACAAGATGCTCTGACCGAGGCTTCGTGGAAGCCGAACAGCGGGGTCTATTGCGCCGAGGAAAACATGCGGGTGCGGGTCACGCTCGCGGACAACAACGACGGAGAACACCGCCGCAAGGAGGGAGAATGAACCAAGAACAAATGATCGACCTCGCCCGCGCCTACACACCCAGTAATGACATCAAGGGGCATGTGCGTGTGGAGACACACTACATGTCGCAGACGGAGTTCTGCTGCAAGCACTGCAGCGTGCGCCTGGATTTCCATGGCAACCCCCTGTACAAGTGGGCCGATGATACTTGTTGGTTGCCCACAGACATGGCACTTGAGCTAATGGTTCACCTTCGTCGCCGCGGTTTCAAGTGCAGGGCCCGGCGGCGGAAGATCACCATCGAGAAGCCTTACCTCCTCGAGGTGACCGTGACTGGGACATGGGAATACATGCTCCAGCGGGTCTACAAACTCCCCAAAAACAAGGAGTGACAATGACCCCCCGTCTCACCCTCTCCATCGCGGACCTCCGCGCTGCTTCCGCCTGCGGCCTTGACGAGCGCATCACCGACCTCCGGGCCGTCCTCCCCGACGTGGGCAACGACGACCCCGTAGACGCGCGCGTCTGGTGGGGCCTGCCCTCGACATCGACGGCCGACGCCATCTGGTCACTGCGGGCCGCGCACCCCCCGGAGCGCGCCGCCGCCGTGGCTGTGCTGGTCGCGCGGTGCGCGGCGGTGCGGGCGGATGGCTATGGCAGCCGCAAATCACGCGCCGCGCTGGACCGCGTGGGCAGCGCCGCCGTGTCCTTCGCCGGCGCTGGCTGGGCCGCCGCCGAGGCCGCCACCGCCGCCGCCGAGGCCGCCGCCAATGCCGTCTACCGCGCCGCCGCCGCCTACGCCGCCGAGCGCGCCGCCCAACGGGCGGACCTCATCGCCGCCCTGGAGGCCGCCCCTCCTTCCGACCAAGAAAGAGAGAAGTAGAACATGAACCACATCGCCCACACCCTGCTGTCCGCCATCCGGTACGCCCACGGCCGCAGCCTGCACCCATACGAACACGTCGTCGTCGCGTTCCGGCAACTGTGGCCCACGCTCGACCCAGACTCCCGGCAAAACCTTCTCAACCTCGTCCGGTCACAGGTGCCAGACGACCTCCAGCGGATGATCGGGGCCACCCGCCCCGGATCCATCGTCCCCGTGTCCCGGCGGGAGCTCGAGGATGAACTCAAAGCGTACCGGGACCTGATCGCCTGGTGCGATCAGAACACGGCAGCTCAGATCTCAGTCTCCCTCTCAGGAGCGCGCATTCTCATCGCAGAGAAGGACGATGGGATCTCGGTCTCAATCTCTGCGGAGTGCGACAAAGAGAGCGGATCAATCGTAGAGACCTTCGTCACTTATAACGAGCTGAAGACGGACAAAGGTGAGTCATGAAAGTGAAAGAATACTCAGTGGAGTTTTCGAAGACATTCATCGTGACGGTCTTCGCCCCTGAGACTGCAACGAGAGATGAGGTCAGGCGCGTCGCGGAAGATGTCCGCATGGACATCGATCGCGTGTGGAACCCTCCCGAGTGGGAGTGCTATGTGTCCATGTCCGCTGATGCCGAGATTCCAGAAGAAGATCGAGCGGTCGATGTCCACCGGAACGCACACGGGTACACGATCAAGAAGCCCCGTTGGGAGCGGTTCCACGATAGAGATGTCCTTGTTGTGGACGATGTCTTCGGAGACCTGGTAGCTCCCGAAGATGCGGAGTGGTGGCTGAAATGAAGATCGAGCTTGGTCGTAGATTGGGTCGGGTTGAGTATCATCCAAATCCCCTCACAGAGAACCTGGCGGGGGACTTCATCGTCCCCTTTCACGAGGTCGAATACGAGACGATTCGCGATGATGGAGTTCGTCTCTTCTCGAGGCAAGAGGAGCGGGGAAAGCCGATCTACCTCCAAAGCCGTGAGCAGGCACTCCCTCCCGAGGTGCAGTTGGCAGCCAAGGCCATGCTGTACGCCGTCCGGATCTTTCAGCCGATACTGCGAAGATACTTCGCGGAGCGCGATAAAGTAGAACTTCCACCGGAGATACTATGAGCAAGACAGAGACAGAGAAGCTTGCAGGAACGGTCAACGGCTGCCTACAGTTCGTAATCCTCGCACTCATCGTTCTCGTGGGTGGCTGCATCTTCGGACCTTGCGCGGTTCCGTTCATTCTCAGCGGCGCTCAGTGACAGCTCGATAAGACGTGTTACTTGATGATGTCCCCGACTTGCGGATCTTGGTGTTCAAACTCAACCCCCCTTGAGCCTCGATCGTCCCCACTGGGATCCGTAAGTCGGGTGATCCTCCAGAGCATCTCTTCACAGAGATGCTCTTTTTTTATGTGCTACAAAACAATGAGTTCTGCGTCATAAGTCCGATGGAGGTTCGGATGTTAGAACACGGCTTGGAGATGTTCGAAAAGACCGCCGAGGGGCTCCGCTCCTTCCTCGGCGATCTGCCGGAAGAGGAGCGAAAGAGGACCTGGAGGTCCGTGTTCTTCATCGTGGAGAGCATGGACAAGAGCAACTACCGGGTTCATTCGGTCCCCGGACCGGACCCGGAGCTCCGCATCTCCGTCCCGGAGATGCAAGACGTGATCTACGCTCTCGCGCGCGCACACGGCGCGCAGAGCGTGGTGAGTGTCCACCGCGCGACGGCGCGGTTCATGGACGAGGGGAGACGGGAGGAGGACGTGTACGTGGTCCAGTTGGACACCAAGTACGGAACCTCCTTTTCCCGGATGTTCCGGGCAGAGAGCCTGGAACAGGTTGGAGGCGACCGCATGGTGCAGGGCGGTGTCTTCTCCGACGAACAACCTGCACAGATGATGGAGGAAGCATGAAAGTTCGCGAGGACAAGAGCCAGGCCGTCCAGGACTGGCTCCGCGCTCAGATCGCGCTCCGCGCGCGCCTGAGCGCGGAAAATCCCAACCTCTTCCACTGGAGTAGCGAGGAGGCGGCCCAAAGCGTCCGCATCGAGGCGGAGTGGGTCGAGAAGACTTACCTCTCCCTCGACCCGCTCGCGCGGGTTCGGCGGATCCTTGGGGAGTGGGTCGAAGAGGAGGATGCGGAGGGCATCCCCGTTCCTCCCGCTCTGCGGGAGATCCTGGTAGAGGAGACTCTCGAGGCTTCGTACGGGAAGCTCCGGGCACTGTGGGTCGAGGGGAGCTTCATCCCCATGCTCCTGTGGCCGGACTCGGCGATCTGGTCAGACGTCGTGATCGAGATTGAGGAGGATTAGCGGGATAGAGGGGACCTCCGAAAGGGGGTCCCCTCGTGTGCATCGACAATCCGCAACTTTTTAGCTTGCTTCTCTATGTCATCCTTGTTTTTCTACTTGCACTCCTCCAGGATTACCCCGGGATGGACAACGTAAAATAGATAAAATTTCAGACATAAGGCTTGTGGAGGCAAGAGATGCTTACCACTCGAGAGAAGATGGCCCGGAACTTCATCCGGAGCCGTGGCGTAGATGAGTTCAATGTGCTTCTCGGCATGCTTCGCACCGAAGCCAGCGGAGAAGCCATCGCGAAGCGGTACGGAGTGTCGCGGGAGCGAGTTCGTCAGTGGCGAGATGCTTTCGGCATGACGATCTCGCAGTATTACATCCATCCGGATGTGGCATCAGTCGCGAAGATCGGGGTCAGCGATGAATCAAAAGCACTTGCGTGGACGCATCGAGCATTGCCTGACAATCTCCCGGATGTCGAACTGCCCGAGGCGCCAGTTCGGCGCCGTCGTGCTCAACCCCACGAGGAACGCCGTCATCAGTGACGGTTACAACGGGGCTCCCCGTGGAGGCTCTCGTCTCTGCGGAGGAGAGGTCTGTGAGCGGGATCTCTTGCAGATCCCATCTGGCACTCGTCTTGAGCATGGGTGCCATCATGCAGAGATGAACGCGCTTGCCAACGCGGTCGCGGACGGCCGCTCTACGGCAGGCGCGTGGATCATTGTCACGGGCGAACCGTGCCTGATGTGTGCCAAGTTCATTCACCACAGCGGCATCACTCGCGTCATCTGCGTGCAGCACGGGTACGCAGGCGGAGACGCGGGAGTGAGCTACCTCAAACAGCACAAAGTAGATGTGGAGTACGTAGATGGACCGAAAGATCCGAGAGCCGATCAACCATCCTGACCACTACGGGGGCGAGGACGACCCCTACGAGGCGATCAAGGTCATCAAGGCTTGGCGCCTTGGCTTCCTGCTGGGCAACGTGGTGAAGTACATTGCCCGCGCCGGCAAGAAGAGCACAGATCCGGTCGAGGATCTGAAGAAAGCTCGCTGGTACCTCGACGAGGCAGTCAAGTGGGCAGAGGAAGGGAGACAGATCCTGTGAGAGAGGTTCTTCTCCGAAAATACGGGTTCGAGAGCCCGATCAAGGTGCTTGATCACGGGCACGTATTCCTGGTGGACGTGATGGGCGATGATCGCCGCGTGGAGAGCTCGGCACGGCTGAGCTACACCACGTCAGAGACTGAGGAGACTCGCACCCCAGGTCAGATGCGGCGTCTGATTCGCTACCTGATGCGGCATCGACACACATCGCCATTCGAGCAGTGCGTCATCACGCTCAACATGAAGATGCCGATCTTCGTGGCCAGGCAGTTCGTGAGACATCGCACGCAGGCCATCAATGAGATCTCGGGGAGGTACACCAAGCTCCCCGACGAATTCTTCGTCCCGGAGCAGGTATTCCTACAGAGCACGGTCAATCACCAGGGCCGGGGCGACATGGAGGTCTCGGAGAGCGAGGCGCTCACGAGACAGATGAGAGATGAAGCCGAAGAACTCTTCAAGTCCTACGGTCAGTATTTGGATGCGGGCATGGCAAAGGAACTTGCCCGCATCAACCTGCCGCTCTCGACCTATACGGAGTGGCAGACGACGATGAACCTCCACAACATGCTGCATCTGCTGCGATTGCGGATGGACTCGCATGCACAGGCCGAAGCGAGAGCCTACGCCGACGCGATCGCCAAGATCGTGGCGGACTGGGTGCCCGTGACCTGGGAGGCATTCGAGGAGTACCATCTCCATGCGGTGACCTTCTCGCGGACCGAGATGGAGATCATTCGCGGGATGATGAGAGAGCAGAACGTTCCTTTGACAGACCATCTCCTCGCTGCGGGTGAGAAGGTTGAATTCATGAAAAAGTTGGTGGTGACATGAAGCAGATCGTGATTCTCTCCGACGGGGAGACTTGGAGCGACATCGAGGGCGCGCGGATCCTCGGCGTCCCGGACAACGTCGACGACGTTGACCAGTGGGTCAAGGAGAACTACAAGCTCGGAGGCCCCCTCCTCGAGTGGGAGGGGCCGGAGAAGATCGTTCTGTGCGAAGAACAGGAAGACTGGCTGCGAGAAGTGGTGGACGAGGCCATGCAGGTCCTCTGGAGACTTGCGGACAGCGCAGGCATTCCACAGAGCGCCGAGGCCGCGGTTCAGTTCGCGGGCGGGGGAGACAGCGGAAACGTGAGCTACCCCGAATTCTACTTCGATCGCTCGACCATGACCTGGGAAGAGTGCCAGGAATGGCGGATGAAGGGTGACTTGGTCTTCAATCAACGGGTCGATTGGAGGGAACTCTCGGTGACGCACGAGCGTCTTCCAGAGGGCGGCTACCGACTCGAGGTGACACGGGGAAGAGTGGAGCCGACATCCCTGTCGGATATTCTGGTGTCCATTGCGGACACCATGCTGGATCGCCGTGTCGGCGACTGGTACAACGACTCGGGTGGCCACGGGTCGGTCTGTTTCAAGCGAAACGGAGATGTTGTGATTGATTTCTACGAGAACATGTCAAAGCTCCGTCGCTATGAGGTGATCCGTGACAGCAGTAACTGACGCCCTCGAGTTCCAGAAGGAGATGGAGGAGACTCGCGGACAGTGGGAGATCCGTGCAAAGTCCATCCTGAAAAAGTGGCTTGAGGAGAATCCCGGCCGCTTCATCTTCGTACGCAACTACATTCCGTCGTTTAACGATGGAGACGCATGCACGCTGACTTGGGCGACCTGCATCGTGAGTCCTGGCTACGACTGCGACATGGTTGTGGCGTCTCAATTCTTGCAACTGTCCGTGTACGCGGATGACGCCGAGGAAGTAGAGAGGCACAAGGCGGAAATCGACGCCTCTTTCCCGAAGGACGGGACCGAGTCCACGATTGAGACTCTGGTCATCGACACCTGGGAATTTCTCAATGGCATGGCGAACTGCGAGGGAGCGATCAAACTCCAAGACGGGGAACTGTTCTTTGACCTCCAATATTACTACTGCGACTGAGACTCCGTCCGCACTCTTCCAGGTCCACATGGACCTGGAAGGGTTGCCGGAGGGGATCATCAAGTATGCACAGATTGACTGGGCCAAGCGCGCGCTGCCAGAGCGACTGCACAGCCTGATGGATCGAATGAGCGAAGGTCTCGAAAGGCCATTGGTCTCCTACACCTGCCTTCACCTTGAGGTAGGAGGGAGATTCGGGCATGGCCGTTGGCACGGTGACGGACGGGAAGAGCCGGACGAAATCCATCGGCTCCTTACGATCGGAGGAACTCCGACCGAGGGGGAGGATGGATTCATTCTCGATGCCGGAACCGTCTGGCAGTACTCAGGCGCATACCTACATCGAGCACGGCCCAGCGAGGTCGCGTGTCGAAGGATGCTTCTGAGGACGAGCCAGGGGAAGAGGATCGGAGTTCGGAATCACTGGACGTCGTCCTTCAGCTGACGGAGGCGCAGAACAAATGAAGGCAGCCCCGGATCACTCCGGGGCTGCCATTTTTTTTAGGTGATGTTCTCAGTCTTCGCGCTTCGGCTGCCGCGCCTGCTTCCGACGCTTCCACAGCTTGCGGCCGAAGATGCCCGAAAGGGCGGTGACCAGCAGAAGAACGCCCGCGATCACGGGGTTACCGTCGGCAAGCTCGAAGGCAGCCTCGGTCTGCTCGGGGGTCAGCTGGGCCTCAACCGCAGCAGGCGCAGCGGGAGCGGGGGCAGCCTCGGGAGCAGGAGTCGCATCAGCCACCGGCTGCTCGACAGCGGGGGCTGCGGCGGCAGGGGCCTCAGCGACAGGAGCTTCGACGGTTTCGGGCTTGGGGTCCATGGGACTCTCCTGAAAGATAGAGGGTGGTAAAGCGAAGGCACTTTTCAGTCATAAACAGCATGGAGGGAAGGTAGCATGAAAGATGAGATCATGCGAATGCTCGACCAGGTGGGACGGCTCCAGGCGTCGTTGTTGACGCTTTTGGCCAAGACGTACGAGTCTCTCGAGTCTCCGCTGGAGGCTCAGCGGAGTTCGACACCGCCCATCAAGGAGGAGGCGACCGAGCGGCCCACCCGCGTAGACTGGGTCTGGTGGGGAGATCCCGAGTTCTTCAAGGCCAAAGAGTTGGCCAAGAAGCTCGGGATTGACGAAGATTACCCCGATGCCCCTATTCCCCTCGCGGGTGTGGCCTGCAAGAAAGGAGGGATCAGCCGGGCCGAGGCGTGGACCCGCGTGAAGAACGTGTGGCGAATTCTTGGAGATACCGGCAAGATTCGCGCAACGCCCTTCAATGCGCTGCGGAAGTTCCACACCAAGAATTGGTATGTCTGGGTCTATGATCCCGACATGGCCAAGAAAAAATGGATCAGTGCTCGCATTCGCGAGCGCAGGGAGGAGTGATGGGCGAGTACACCGCGATGAGCTTCCGTGCGAAGCTCACGCAGGAGGCGGAGGTCGCTCTCCGCTTCGCAAACGGGAGGCGCTCTGACATGTTCCAGGACTTCTGGGACCATGTCACGAAGAAGATGGAGGTGTCAGAGCACTTCCTCGCATTCGGTAGGAGGAACTTCATTCCTCGCGGCGCCATGTGGATCCCCGAGGAATGGGGAGGACAGCGGTCCATCGTGAAGGACCGTTGGTGGGACGTAGTTTGCTCCGCGAAGGACTACGGGTACCACCCTGTCTCCATGATGGAGACATTCATAAATGACGTACTTCCGGATTTAATTCAGGAACCATGCTTCGTGGAGATCATCCACGAAACGTGGGAAAAACCTAAAATACACGAGGTAATACCAACATGCGGCACCCCGAACTCATGCTCAGCGCCGATGGAGCGCGGATCGGAGTAGAGTTTCTCCACCTGAAGATGGAGGAGCTGAAAAAGGAGCGGCCCTCTCTGCCGGTGTCCACCTTCCTGGCGTCGGCGGCTGTCGATATGCCGGGACAGGCGGATGAGCGCGCCACGCTCCGAGAGCTGCCGTACGTCCTCGGACTCGTACAGAAGCAGCCGGTCTACTGGAAACTCGACGCCGCCCTCGCGCAAGCGATGGTGGCGACGGATCCTCCGGAAGATCCCCAGCTGGAGGGGTTCCGTCTTCCCCACCAGGCGATCTGGGTAGAGGTCCCCCCGATTTTTGAAGTGTGGAACAACGAGACCGGGATGCACCGCGTAGAGGGATTCTACCTCGCTGAGGATTGGATGCCCAGCCGGAAGGCGATCTACCGTCGTATTGCCGACAAGGAGAAGCAGCTCTTTGAGCTGAACCACGAGGAGCGGGAACTCCTCTCAGAGGAGTTCCGCGCGGCGATGGGCGAAAACCGGGAGGACACGATCTTCGAGCGTGCCATTCTGGTCCTCGTCGTCGGCGAGAGTCGGTCGAAGCCCGTCAAGGGCAAGATCGTGATCGGCGAAGGCAACTCGTTCGACGTGGTCTCCAGGGACGATGCGCTCCTGTCGTTCTGGATCTTCACCGAAGATCACAAGCGGCGGATGGCCGAAGACCCTCCCGGCTCTGCGGCGGCCAGGCGGACGGTGACAAACCTCCTCATGGCGATTCAGTCCGACTACGTGACGCACGAGCGCGTGCTCCCGAAGTCGCCGAAGTCGCCGAAGAAGATCGCACGGGCAACTCGACGGGGTGAGTCGTTCTCGCCCTACACGGTCATCCACCTCGGCAAGCGATACGCCGGGGAGAAGTCCGCGGGTGGAGAGAGGCCCACGACGGGGGAGAAGTCCCAGAAGGCTCGGATCATCCGGGGTCACTGGAACCACTACTGGGTGCTGCGCGCGAACGTCGGCAACCGAGTGGTCCTCGAGACCCAGGCCCGAGAGGGGAAGGAGGAGCTGTGCAAGATCCGACTGTGGCTTCGGCCGCAGGTGATCGGAAACCCCGATCCGAAGATGTACCTGGTGAAGGGGTAGATCTGAAAAGTTCAGCGGCACCTCACCAGTGCCGCTGACTTTTTAGCTCCCACTAAATAACTTCAAAAGATGATATAAGTTTATCAGCCCCAGGAGGCTTACATGATCGACGCAAGGATGGCCAGGGCCATCAAGTTATTTGTGGAAAGTGGGGTCTCCCCGCTTCAGGGCAAGAAGCCGCCGCACCTCGATGTCCACTTGGTCACCGACGAAGGAGAGAGTCTCGTCTTCATCGAAGCTGCCAATCAATACATGGCCATTCAGATCACATACTACGATCCAGAACTCGAGGATGACATGCTGGATGTCCTCATCTCATTCGAGGACATCAAAAGGATTGCAAAGCTGGGACGCGACGCCGACATCGCCCCAGTTGATTTCGATGAGGGATCCTCCACCTGGAAGAGCATCGAGTCCGCGCTGGACTCGACTGACAGAGACCCGGCCCCGGTCGGGGTGAACCTCGTTCCCAACCTCGGGGTAAGCCTCGCGCTTCTTGCGGCGATTACCGAAACCCTCAAGCTGCTATACCCAACTGGTCCGAAACTTCCGGTCCAGTTCGTCCACATCGCGCAAGTCTCTTACCTGCACCCGATCACGCTCCGCTGTGAGACGGTCGAATCTAACGACGATTGGTGGGCAGACATTGAGGAGGTGGTGATCACCCTCATGCCGCTTCGAACGATTGAAGAGTCCACTGATACCGAGGAGACCACATGACTGAGAAAGATGCGCTGCTTCAAGAGATCAAAGACATCAACCTCTCGCGCGACAAGGCACTGTCCCGAATCCTCTTTGCTCTTGCCACATGGGCAGAAAGCGAAGGGGTGCACGGGCTGTACCTCATGGAACTCCGGGAGCATCTGGAGGATTATCCGAAGGTGTCCGAGCTTCTGGAGGTGCTGGATTCTTCCTCCGTCCGCGAGGCCATCCGGATTGCCGACAACCTTGCGAAAGAGCTGGAGTCTCTGGAAGCCACTGTCGAGAAGCTCGAAGATGACAGGCGAAGGCTCCAGAGCGAGTTGAATGGCTACAGGAACGACCCTGACACGAGTCGATGGTAAAAAAAGGCCCCTCGGAAGCGGAGGCGTCTTCCGAGGGGCCTGCCTCTACGGGTGCCGATTCCCGGAGGCATGGAAAGTGTACCGTGTACGCCGTCATAAGCAAGGAGTAGCCCCACACATAGGAGATGCGAATGAGCTACGATGCAAGTAGTATTACGGTCCTCGAAGGACTGGAGGCGGTACGTAAACGTCCGGGCATGTACATTGGTGGCACGGATGCCGCCGGGTTTCATCATCTCCTCTGGGAGATCCTCGACAACTCGGTGGATGAGGCGATCGCGGGCCATGCCCGGAAGATCTACGTTGAGCTGGAGGGAGACACGGCCGAGGTCACAGATGATGGCCGCGGCATTCCCTTCGACATCCATCCGAAGACAGGAACCTCCGCGCTCGATGTCATCTTCACCGTCCTGCACGCGGGCGGTAAGTTCGGAGATGGGGCCTACAAGACCTCCGGTGGCTTGCACGGCGTTGGCAGCAGCGTGGTCAACGCGCTGTCTGTGCAGATGGTGGTCAGCTCCTCGCGCAACGGGCAAAACGCTGTGCGCGAGTTCTCTCGGGGCGTGCCCCAAGGCGATCTCGAGATCAGCAAGTCCCGTGATCGGGGGACCACAGTCTCGTTCCGCCCTGATCCGCAGATCTTTGGGGAACAGGAGTTCGATTACGAGACTGTGAAGGAGAGAATGAAGATCCGGGCGTACCTCACGCCAGGTGTTGAGTTCCACCTCCGCAGCCCTGGCAAGTCCGAGAAGTTCTGCTTCACCGGCGGACTGGTGGACTTCATGGGCGAGCTCCTCCGCTCGCAAAGCGATGACATCATCACGGACTTCCCCCTGGTCGTGGACACCGACAACCCTCGGGTTCAGGCCGTGGTTTCATGGACAGGCTCCACTGCGACTGTCTCGAAGTCCTACGCGAATGCCATCCCGACTCGGGACGGAGGCACGCACGAGAAGGCGGTGGATGGCGGTGTCGTTGCTGCGATCCGCGATTTGATGTCCGATCACAAGGAAGTTCCCAAGAAGCTGAAGATCACGCCCAACGACATCCGTGAGGGCATGGTGCTTCTCGTCTCGGTGTTTGTGGAGGATCCACAGTTCCAAGGGCAGACGAAGGATCGGCTCAACAACCCCGAAGTCGAGAAGAAGATAGAGCCCGTGATCCGTGCGGCAGCGACCTCTTGGCTGAATGCAAATCCGAGACAGTCAACGGAGCTGGTTCGCCGGATCGTCAAGGCAGCACAGGCGCGCGCAGCGGCCCGCACGGCAAGCGAGGCAGTCTCTCGGTCGGGCCCGGTCAACCGGCTGCGCCTTCCGGGCAAACTCTCAGATTGCAGCTCCAGCGATCGGGACAGTACCGAACTGTTCTTGGTCGAAGGGGACTCCGCTGGTGGATCTGCCAAGATGGCGAGAGACCGCAAGACGCAGGCCATCCTCGCGCTTCGCGGGAAGATCATGAACTCCGAGAACCTCAGCTTGGCAAAGGCCATGCAGAACGAGGAGCTCAAGAACATCGTAGATGCCTTGGGGTGTGGAATCGGGTCAACCTTCGACATTCGCAAGCTGAGGTACGGAAAGATCATTCTTCTAATGGATGCGGATAGCGACGGAGACCACATCGCAGTCTTGGCGATGACCTTCTTCTTCCGCTTCCTTCCGGATCTTATACTGGATGGCAGGGTGTTCTTGGCGGTGCCGCCTCTGTACCGAGTCGACATTGGCAAGGCAACACATTGGGTTCGTGACGAGAAGGCGCTCAACAAGCTACTGACCGCGCACCCTCGCAGTCATCCGCAGGTCACGAGGTTCAAGGGCTTGGGAGAGATGCCTCCCGCGATGTTGTGGGACACCGCGATGAATCCGAAGAACCGCCGGTTGGAGCGGGTCACGATTAACGAGCGTGACGCCGACATCACGGAGGAGACCATCAACGGCCTCCTCGGGAAGGATGTGGAGGTACGCTATGAAATGCTGATGGAGCTTCTCTCACAAGGAGGAGGGCTCGAAGTCACGATTTGACAGTCGCCCGCGAGGGCTGCTGTACGATATACTGGGCCTCACGGCCCTTTTTAGCTGGTGCACAATGCCCTCCAGTGTTTTCCTATCATCCGTCAGTTCCTCCAGCTCCGTGAATGGCAAAAGCCGGGGAGCACTCGACCGGAAGGTCAAGGTTGACGGCGTCACACTGTCGCAGAAGATAAGAACAAAGAACGGAAAGGTCACGAAAGCGAAAGAACGGGTCTCAAAAACCGCCTCGGCTCTATCCCCAGAGGCATTGTACTTCTTCAGAGACGAGCTTGAGAAGCAAGCAATCTTCACGCCTGCTTCTGCGCTGAAAGCGATGGAGAGCTCAAATCGTTTCGTAAGAGGTCTAGGACGCTTTGGAAGCGCATCGCAGACTGCTGCCCTTAAGGCAGCCCCGCTGGTCAGCGACTTTTCACAGGGTCTACAGACGGCGGGTCCAGGGTACGCGATCGCGGGCTTGAAGGGATCTCTCGCAAATGCCGGACTGCGGCGGGCAGGCGCTTCTAGACGAACGGCGAACGCCATGACCCTGGAGGGCGGTATGAGTCCCTTCTCGGCCCAGAATCCTCTCGATGTGCAGGGACCCATCGCTTCTAAGATGACAGACTACGTATCGTCGATGTTCTAATCTACGGCTGTGTCGGCTTGTCGTCTTCATCGCGGCGTCCAATGCGCGTCGCCGTGATGAAGCGATCTACGTATGCCTGCCCCAAGATGTAGCCCACCTCAAGAAAGCCGGCAGTCACGATCATCGTGATGAGTGCCCAGCGCGGAACTGCGCCTTCTTCGGGGTGAAGCCAAAGCGTGATCCCCAGAAGGATCTTCCAAGTCGCCTCAGCCACGAGGTAGGCCAGGAGCTTTTTACTCTGCAACGATTTCATGTTTAGCTCCTGATTTTCCCGTTTAGGAAAATCGCTACCCGTGGTGGACAGGACAAGTCTAAAGGAGTAAGGTTTCCTTGTCAACTCTCATGTGTTTTGGGCCGCTTCGCACGGCACTACTCGGAAGAAATGGTTTCCATCGGAAACCAGTTTTCCACATCTTCCGCCGCCGCGATCGAAGTGCGCGACTAAGTTTGTTGCGCTATGATTGGGCAACTCTGGAGCCATGATGGGAAGCAAGGTCAATGTCCGCTCGGCAATTGCCGGTTCAACTGCCGCCTCACGGGCGGTGCTGAGCGCGGTGTCCGCGACAACCAGCGCGCCCTCTACGGCGACTGATGGAGTACTGCTTCAGCGGAATGAGTACATCCATCTGTTCTTCAAGACGGGTGGGACGTCGCCAGTCTTTACTGTGCAAGTCTGGTGGTACTCGCCGATCAGTGGAGAATGGCATCAAGGCGAAGCCCTCAATGTCAACAGCTCCGACATGGCCACCTTTGAGGTCCAGGGGCTGAGCCGTGTTGCCCTGCAAGTGACCTCGGTCTCTGGAACCTCTCCCACCCTGAGCGCCTGGATCGGGCTGGTGGTGCCGGTATGAGCCGCACTTTCTTTCGCCGCCGTTCGGGCATGCTTACCGGCGATCTCGTCCAGGATCCCGTAGGCGACATCGCCGCCCTTCGTGCGCTGTCCGCAAGAGACGCTGCGGATGGTCAGATGGTCCTCGTTCGCCAGATCACGCAGATCTACGCGTTCTCCTATGGGAACACGGATGCGGACGACGGAGATCTGGTCATCGCACCGACGCACGAGCCTGCGCTGGGTCGCTGGCTAAAAGTAACGACTCCCATTCCTGAAGTCTCCCTGTCCCTCTCCGATCTGGAAGATGTGGAGGTGTCGGGTGCAAACGACGGCGACCTGCTTGCCTTCGACCTGGGCACTGGGCTGTGGGTACCTTTCACACTACCAGATCTCGAGGCGGAGGAAGAAGTCACCTTTACGGGCGATGTCGCCGTGGAAGGCGAGCTGACCTCGTCTCTCGGTCTCGGTTCTGGCTACGGTGGCGGCGTATTCGTCGGGGCGCGGAGCGAGAGCGACTTGTCCGTTGCGGATATGACCGGTACGTTTTCTGTAAGACTGGGGACGATGGAGATTATTCCGAACAGTGTGAGTTCTCGAGTAGGAATCACGCTCGGAGGAGTCGTAGGAGTAATCGGGTCTCCGACGGATCAGCTCTCGATGGGCCTCAACATCTGTGACTCTGCCGGAGTAGCTGCCGGGGTGTTCATCACTGGAAACCTCGGAAGTGCTCCCGGAGTTGGGTCTGCCAACAATAGTGAAGTAAGCGTTAATATTACAATATTGTTCGGACCTGCGACGAATGGAAGTCCGGTTCACCGTAACGTTCACGTCAGCGGGACATGCGTCCAAGATCGCAATGGTACCGTGAACATGTCCTCCATGCGCAGGTTCACCACAGGCCCCCCTCCCGGGCCTGCCGCATACGGCCAAGGTCTCACGCTTGAGAACTTAGCGATCACCAATGATCGCGTACAGCTCTCTGTCGAGACCTCAAGCAACACGCAGAACTTGGCCAATCACTACGAGTTCTCCCCCAAGCTCATCGTCATCAATGCGTCTAGGGGGTCGTGAGCTAAAAAAGGCCCCACCTCTCGGTGGGGCCTCGGACTACAGATAGCCAAGCCATTCCAGCTTGGCGTATCCGTCTCCCTCGACCACCTCGAAGATCCCGATCCTGCCTCGGTATTTCTTATAGGTGATGACGGGCAGCCCTGGTTCAGAACTCACTACTTGGTCTCCTCGAAGCCGACCATGTCCTGCATCTCCTCATCCTCGAGGTAACCCTCGACCCAGCGGAGTGCGAGGGACATGCCTCGGCCAATGTCGTTGCCGTTATCGGCAAGATCATCGGCGCGCTTCAGCATCCGGGCGCGCGCCTTCTTGTTGGGACGGACGACCTTATCGGGATCGCCCGCAGCGGCAGCGGCCTCGACCGAGATCTTCTCGTTGAGCTTGCGCGCCTTGTTGATCCACTTGATCTGCTCCTCCTGGTTGAGGTTCTTGGCCAAGTGGTAGGCAGCCGAGAAGGAGATGAGTCCATCGCGGACAGCCTGCTTCACCGCGTCCGCAGCCTGCGCGTGAAACACCATGCGGAAGTTGACCCAGGACGGAGAACGGTGAAGCCGCTCTCCCAGTTCCGTCTGGCTGACACCCTCGCCAATCCGACCCGCAATCCAGGTGGAGAGGTCGACGTCGTCAATGTTCTCGCGCTCGACATTCTCGACCGCGTTGATGTACTTCGCCTCGTGCAGCGTGCCTTCGTACGTAATGCACGGAACGCCGGACTTCATGAAGTCCGGGTCCTGAGCCCGAACCATAAGGATCGCGCGCAGGCGGCGTTCCCCCGCAATCAACTCGGTGATGGACTCGCCATCATCATCTTCCCCTTCCATCACAACGAGGGGCTGCATCAGGCCATCGCGCCGAATGCTCTCGGCAAGCTGCTGAATCGCCTCATCCTGGAATACAGTGCGAATGTTCTTAATCGAGCGCCCGACAACAATGTCCTCGGGCATGATCATGGCGGTCTGCGTATCGAACAGGCTCATACGTACGTTTCTCCTAAGCCCTACGGGCCATATACATTTTGACAGTAATATCTACTTTTTAGAAAGTAGTTCCTTGTAGATCAGGACCGTGAACTGGCACTGCCCGACGACCGTATTGGTCATGACCGTTACCAGCTTTCCTGCGGGATGATCCTCTGCATCGTAGCCGTCGTACCCATGTACAAGGTGATCCATTTCTTTATCGAAGTGCTCCCAGACGGCGGGGGAGTCGCTTCCATAGATGTCCACCAGTCGTCGCACAAGCTGGACGACGCGCCGAAGATCGACGGCCGAGCCATTCATTTTTGGCTCGGTCTTGGCGGGGAAATTAACCAGATCACCCATACACATGCTCCAAGAACTCGGAGACCTGATCAGCGTCCCAGCTTTCGAGCAGGGTGGAGGCCAGTTCGTCCGGAGGGATGGACTGGAGGATGATCGGGTTCAGGAAGGTGATGACTCCATCAGGCCGACTGACGAGCAGCGCGGCACGGTGACTTTGTAGGAGGGACATGACCATGTCGGCCATTCCCTGAAAGAGCTGTTCCTGGCTCATGCCAGTCAGGTCAATCTCTCCGCCAGGCATCTTGGCCTCCATATGCGCTGTTTACTTCGGGCCCAAAGGGGCTGCAAGTAAAATCCCTAAAAAAAGTCATAACTTCTTTGGCGAAAGCCATAGGAGAAGCGATGCTCATTGTAAAGATGCCGGCGAACTCCCTCATCCCCAAGGAAGATGCCAACTTCGTGGATACCGGGATTCTGGGCTTGATTGAGAAGATTGCGTGGGGTGACGCGCTCATTCTGAAAGGGCCGAAGGGTTCCGGCAAGACTCTTGCGATTGAACAGTGGTGCGGGATCCACGGGATTCCGATGGTTCGCGAAAACTGCAACAGCGGCACGGACGAGACGCAGCTGATCGGATCGTTTGGCATGGAAGGAAACAACGTCCACTTCACGCTGGGTGCGCTGCCCTTGGCGATCGAGACGGCCAACACTCATGGAGAAGCCGTGCTTGTTCTCGAAGAGATCAACACACTTCGCCCCCAGGTGCAGTCGATGGTCTTCTCGGTGGCGGACTACCGGAAGGCGGTCGAGTGCGCCTCCCTCGGGCGCAAGTTCGAGTTGAACAAGGATGCCCTGCTGTGGGTCATCGGAACGATGAACCCCGGCTACGCCGGCACCTACCAGCTCAACGAGGCGTTGCGGAGCCGCTTCGACTTCATTGAGGTCGGGTACATGCCGCAGTTGAAGGAGAAGGAGCTGCTGGAGAGATCCTTCTCGACGCCCGCCGATGTTGAGCAGCGGAGGATCGTGGCCCGCCTCTTGACCTTCGCGGAAGAGAGCCGGACCTACGAGTGGGAGTACGCGTTGTCCACTCGCGACCTGGTCCAGTCGATTCGGAAGATTGAGCGCATCGGGTTGGGCAAGGCGCTGAAGATGCTGGTTCAGAAGTTTGACCCGGAGCACAAGGAGAAGATCGAGGCCCGGGTCCAGTCCATGTTCGGAGTCAACCTTCAGGAGGTGACGCTCTATGGAACCGTTTAAGAACTACGAAGACCTGCTTGGCTGGATGAACAAGCGGGGCCGCAAAAGCGGACTGGCCATGACGCGTGAGTACCTGGAAGCCGAGGTGGAGAAGGAGGCGCAGGTCCTCGTGCGGATTGCAACGCGAACCGCGGTCGATCCACGAAGCACTCCGATGGAAGACATGCGGAAAGACGTGCAGCTCTATGAGGAGTGCCTCGCAGATGCGCGCGAGCACTACGTTGAGGAGATCAACGAAATGCTCGCGAATGGAGATCCCGAACCCCTCAACCACTGGACCATGATGACCTACCGGAGAAAGCCGGTGGCATGGGCGGTCGCGAAGGCAATCTATGACCAACACTCCGAGTAAGCGCCCACCCCTCGATCTCGGAGCGATGGCTGCGCCGAACCAGGAAGAGAACGTGGCCAGGATGGAGAACCTGGTCGCGACCTTCAACAAGATGTTGAGCACGAAGCTCGAGCTTCTGGATGACCCTGCGGGGGGATCAACAGACTGTAAAACAGTCGTCAAGGTCCCCTTCGCAGATCCCGAGGCATATCTGATCTGTGAGCACGAACTGTCGCACGCGTTTGCGGAGACGGACCTGGACCTCACCAAGGAGTTCACGACCAAGGCGGTGGAGCGTCTTCTCACTCGCGCGAGACTGCCGCTCACATCTGCCTCGGCCGCTCCGTACCGCCCCAAGCTCCAGCAACTCGTCCATTTGCTGTGGAACGTGCTGGAAGACTGGAGGTGCTGTAGCGTTTGGGGAGAGATCTACTTCGGAGGCGCCTCCTTGCTTCAGCAGCGATGGAAAGACATCGCCAAGTACAGCAAGGAGGAGGATGCAGAGAAGGACCTGGTCACCTACCTGATGCGCGCAGCCTCCGGGTTCGAGACGGACAAGGCCCCTCCAGAGTTCAAGGCGTGCCGTCCTCACATGGAACGCGCACGTTCTCAGGTCGAGCTCGTAGATAACGCTGCGTGCTTAGCGGTGACTGCACGGCTCATCGATGACATCGCCGATGAGTTGCTGAAGTTCTATCCTCCGCCGCCCAGCAATACTCCGAACAACGCGCAACAGACCGCGATGTCGAAGCTGACTGCCCTGTCAAATGCGGTGCAGACACCAGCACAGGGTCCTCCCTCTCCTCCCAACTCCTCTCAACAAGGACTCGGGCACAAGGATGTGACTCCGGATCTGACGGCGACATCTTCCAGCCGCGCGAATGCGAAGACGCTTCGGCAGATCCGAAAGTTGATGACGGCAGATGACGATCAGCCGGGGCCTGACGGGAAGACATCCTTCCAGTCACTCTGCGAGGAAGGCGCAGAGAAGATGAACGCCCGCATCGCGGCTGCAAAGGCAGAGCTGGGAAAGCAGCGCAAGTCCAACAAGCAGCAGCAAGAGGAGATTCTATCCACAGCGTCCTCCTCTTGCGCCATCCGATCTTTCCGAGTGACTCCGGCACACAAGCTCCCTCCTCCGTCCCCGGATGCGGGGAAGGTGCGCCGCTATCTCGAACAGGTCAAGATGGAACAGGAGAAGATCTCCTGCTCGCGCGGAAGCAAGGTCAACATCCCCAAGCTGATCCAAGCATCGGCCTCCGGTGATCGGTCCAGTGTCCCGCTCTTCCAAAAGAAGTCTGAGGTCGGGGGACTACAGTTGTTGATCCTCGCCGATGTCAGCGGATCCATGTCAGGGCCTGGCCTCGACATTTTGGACCGTGCCATCTCGGACGTGCAGTTCTCTTGCACGGGCTTGAAGGTAGACATCAACCTATGGACGTTCTCCAGTGATCTCTACTTCTTCACGAAGATTGGATCTGTGAAGTCAGTCCCCGGCATGTACATGATGTACACCAACATGGTTCGCGCACTTGATGTCGCGATTGAGTGGGAGAAGCAGGGCAAGGGAGACCGCGCAGTCATCTTGATGACGGACGGCATGCCCACCCACACTCGAGGACGGAAGTCGTCTGGAAACGCGGTGACGGACCTCACCACGGTCATGCGCGAACTTCGCAAAGACGGGGTCGTGCTTACAACTCTGGCGATTGGTCCGCATGAACCTATGTTCGATGGAATCTTCGGGAAAGGAAACTATGGACTGGTAAAGACCATCCAAGACCTTCCCACCGCGCTAACAAACGCGGTAAGAATCATCATTGAGGCTCATCTCAGGAAGTAGGAATTTGGGGGCCTAACCAGCCCCTTTTTTTAGGTGGCACATGCCGACAGTGACCATTCGCAACGAGCACAAGGCGTATCTCGACCGCGTCAGCCGACAGATGTCGGACAAGCTGGGGAGGAGAGTAAGCCCGACAGAGATCCTCCATGAGGTGCTGGATCTCTGCATTCGCGATGAGGCGGTGTATGAACCAAAAACATCCGCGCCGATCAAACCAGAGACGAGAGATATCTACGTCTCAGAGCGATCGGCGCGGTCTCAGCCACTGGATCTAACTACTCTTCTGTCTAGAATACGCCTCGGGGATTGAAGCTCTGCTGTTGCGCTCTTGCAACTTCGGCCTGACCAGATCCCCATCCACGGAGGCCGCCGTAAGCTGTCAGGCCTCCTGCGACGCCGACTGGCGCCATCTTTAAGGTTTTTTCTAGAATACCGTCAGCCTTGGGGGTTGTGGGGGTTGTGGTGGCGGTCGCTTGTGGTACAGGAGACACGACCGTGGGTCGATCTGACACTATGGTCGGACGTTCTGATGAGACTACCGTAGGGCGCTCCGCAGCAGCCGCAGATCGTGCAGGCGCAGGTGCTGGAGCCCTCGTGGGCATATTGTTTGTAAAAGTAGTGGGAGTATCAACTGCTGAGGCCCCTACCGAAGTAGCTCGACCTGCGGAGCGCAGATCATCGGCGGTGGGAGGAGCCCTCCCAGCCGGAGGAAGCCTACTAGCCGGAGGAAGCCTCCTAGCGGGGTTGAATGCCGGAATGGTGTCCGTATCCATGGTAGGTGGATCCATTACTCTGGATCCTCGAGGCATATTGTTTACAAAAGTAGTAGGTGGATCGATTACTCTGGATCCTGGAGGCATATTGTTTACAAAAGTAGTAGGTGGATCGATTGCTGCTGGGCCCCTTGGTGTCATCCGACCACGCATCCGCGCGACATACCCACGCGTCGCCGTTGCAATGCGCCTACCGGCCCCAACAACGGACTTCCCCACCGCTGATATGCCAGCACCTAGGTTGGCTTGCTTCTCTATCTCACGCAGCTGCACGAACTCTCTCAGTGTAAGAGAGCCGGACGCCTGTTTCTCCAGAAGCGTCTCGTAACGGTACGCGGCAAGGGATCCCGTCTTGACTGTCATTTTATTTGCCCCATACGGATGTTTAGCCGGCATGCCCTTCGTACTCAGCCCTAGCCGGGGAGTCGCTAAACGAGGCATCTTCAGGCCACGTACCTTCGGCCTCTTCGCCTTAACTTTAGGATCCGAAGTCATCGGTATCCGCCGTAAGTGTAGGACGACCCGGTAGAGATCCTCTGCCTCTGCCGAATCATCCCAGACTTGACCTTGGAACGGTACGCCTTCTGCTTCTTGGAGATCGTCGGGGCATTCTTTGCACGGTACTGCTTCTGCTGCTGCAAGATCTTGTTTCGATTACGCAAGTAGTAGCCGTGCTGGGAGCGCGAGTCGCCCCCAGCCAACTTCTCGAGCTCATCATAGAAGAAATGCAGAAGAAGGTCGTTCATGGACTACTTCCCGGTAGATTTGCCAGGTAGGCCCGGCATGGTGCTTCCGCCGGCTGAGCCTGCGGGCGGCCACCCTCCGAAGCGGCGAATTTTGCGCCTGCTACCAGATAGCGCCGGAAGTCTCAGAGAGCCAATTTTATCAAGATCACCCTCCCCATCCCAGAGAGGGTGATCTTCGAGAAGCACTCTATAGGCAGCGATCTTATCCATCGTACCTTCTACTCGGAACGCTGAACGGTCTTCTACGGTCAACTTCTCAGTCTTTGTAGAGACCATGCCGCAGCGTGCTAATCATACCATTTCGGGAGGAGCAATCCGCGCAGCAAGATTCCTCCTTCCGGTGTTAACCGCTGCTTCCATTCGACTACGAGTAGCGGCCATTCGACTACGAGTAGCGGCAATCTCGTCGCCCAACCGGGCCGCGCCCCTGTCTAGGCCATGCCTCACCCTAGCAATCCGATTGCCCAGGGCCGCCGCCCCAGAATCCATGCGCTGGGCTAGGGTATTCCGAAGCCCTGGCATCCCCTGCGCCTGGCTTTCCAACCCAGCGGTTTGGTTCAATGCCCGGTTACGGACCAGATTTGCGGCATCTTCTGCCTGCATGGCCCGTAGGCCACCACCGCCCCTCACCCCAGCCCTCAGCAGATTTACATCGGCCCTACCGGCCGCCTGAGATGCCATGCCCGCCGCACGGGAGCTTGCACGGGCCCCCAGCTGCGTCAGGGTCCTAGAGCCAAGTCTACCCCCTGCCCTGCCAAGGGCTCCGCCCAGCGCCGCCATCCCGCGTGCCATGAGTCCGGCTTCCTTGTCAAGGCCCGACTCCTCGGCAAGAAGCAGTAGCTCAAGGATCTCTTCCTCGGAACCACTGTCTGCGGTCTTGCACATGATGTCGTAGATCTCAATCTCGTTCGCAGACGCGGACTTGATCAAATCGTATTCAGTCTCCCAAAGCGGGTGGCCGTTTAGGAGCATTCCGTAGGCTGCGATCTTGTCCATTTTAATTCCTCAGCCGGTAATCAGGCCGACGACCTGGGTGTTGACGGGAACCATACGCTCAAACTGGATGGCGCACTGCTCTTGGATGAGCGTACCCATCGCGTCCGTGGACAGCGAGTGGTTCGGGATGTAGCAGGACTCGAAGTACCCTGCGCCGAGGGTATCTTCGTTGCTGTCCTTCATCAACGTCAACAGGCCGACCGGCTGTGTGAACAAGTCGGAGGCCAGGTTGAGGAAGATGTTTTCATAGCCAGGCGGGATGATGACATCGTGCGGATTCGCCACGGTCGCCGCACCGATGTTCGAGAACACCGGCTGGACGAAGGTGGGAGGGATGATGTCCTGGTAGTAGGCATACAGGACCCGCAGCAGCGAGGGTCCGTGGTACAGCACACGACCCAGGCCGATCTGTCCCATGACACGGCCGGGGATGTGGTAGCTGCGCACGGAGCCCAACTCGAAGATGCGGTTGACCTGCATGTTGTGCGACAGGTTGAAGTTCTGGACTACCCCGATGGGGTAGGCCAGCATGTCTTCCGCCGCGTTACCTGCGGTGAGGGCAGCACCGAGGAACTCGGGGCCACCCACGTTGGCAAGCCGAGGCGGGCCGGCACAGATCACGGTGTACGCCGCGCTCATGAACCGGCCGTCGACCATACCGCCCTGGACGAAGTCCTCGTAGGGCGACCATTGTGAGAGAGATGCCATGAGTGCTGTCCTCTAAGAAGGTATTGAAGAAATCAGGCCAGGATGACAGTCATCGCAACCGGCGGACAGAGGACGCCGTCGATCCGGACCATCAGCATGAGCTGGGTGCCAATCGGGTTGGACGCGCTGTCGGTGATTGCGTTGACCGCTGCGCCCGGGAGCGTGATGGTCTGGGCACCGACGTCCTTCGTAGGAGTGACCGAGGTTCCGCCGAGCGTGACGGTGATCAAGGAGTCGGCCGTGAAGTCGGCGCCGACAATCGAGATCACGACGTCGGAGGCGCCCCCGGACTTGTTGTAGACGAAGCCGGCCACCTTCGAGATAGACGGGAAGACCGCAGGATCCCACTCCTCAACGAGTTGGATCGCGGCCTCCAGGACGGAGTCACGGTCGTCGAGGCGACGGTGAAGCCGCTTCTGGTGCCAACGGGAGGGAGAGGACGGTGCTGCGAGAACGGCCTTGGAAGTCGGTGCGCTGGGCATGGATCACTCCTTACGAGACGATGGTGATGCGGATCTTGTTGCAGGGGTACGCCGGAGCGACCGTCACTTCAATCAGCACTGTATCAGGAGCGGAGCTGTCCTGAAGCACGCCGTTGAGTGCTGCCGAGTTCACCACACCGGCCTGGACTGCGCGAGCGAGGTAGCCCTCGTTCGACATGACAAGCTGGTCGATGAAGCCGGGGTTGATGACGAAGCGCCCGATGTACACGCGGTTCGTGGCCCGAAGTCCCTTGGCAAGGAAGTCGATGGCCTTGGTGATCGATAGCTCGCGCGCCTCGATGGACGTGCTCTTTGTCGACCTCTGGTGTCTCGACGCGATCCGCCCACCCTGGTTGATGAGGATGTAACGGCCGCCATCTGCAACCGTGTCGAGCTGGTTCTCGCTGAAGGTGTCGTCGGTGCCGTACACCCTGGAGAAGCCCGTCATCGACACCAGCGTGAACGGCTGCTGCGGGGGAAGCTCGCCAATCATCGCAGCGATGGCTGCGCACGCGTAGTACCCGGGCACTGATGTGACGATGCCATCAATGCTCGTGTCCACGTTCCCGCTGAAGGTCAGGAAGGTGCGACGGCTGTTGTAGGACTCTCCCTGGGCGGCTGCGGTCGCTGCGACTGCTGCGTAGTCCGTCAGCGAGGTGCCGGTGACCAGCAGCTTGCTGCCGCGCTGACGCAGAGCGAAGGTCATGTCGCTCAGGTTCTCGTCATCCGTCCAGTCAAGGCTCGGCGTGTCAAAGAACCCGTCTGTGTTCTCGCTCGAGGAGAAGGCGCTGCGCAGAGTGAGCGCGGTTCCGTTCACCGCAGAGACGGAGAAGCGGTAGACGTTCGTCTCACCCAGCATGGAGACGACCAGTTCGAGGTAGACGTTGTCGTCGATCTCGAGGTCGGCAGGATCCAGACCGAGTGCCGCCAGCCCCTCAATTGGCGTGGAGCCGAGTGTGATGCTGTTGGAGGCGCCGTTGACGCGAGCATCCGAGCCCGAGAGGATCGACGTATCCTGCGCGCGAGTCGGAACACCTTGCCACATGATCGCGATGCGCTCGCCGCGCTCTTCCGGCGCGCTCATGCTCTCGACGTGAGTCGAGTAGAGCTGCTGCACAAACGGATCGTCTGTCAGCGGAGCGATGGCGTAGACGTCCTTGCTCTCCAGGAACGTGAGGGCCGCCAGGTGCGCCGTGGTCGTCCCCATCGGAGCAGTCGTGCTTACTGCGCTGACGCCAAGGGCAGATACTGACTGCGTCGGGGCGTTCTGGAGCATGAGGAAGCAGGCAAGCGCCAGAGGATTTTCTGTCGAGATCGGCCCAATCGCCGCGTCCATCGTCTCCACGTCTGTGAAGGTGAGGAGTGCGGGATTTGTGGCTGCGGACGTCACATCCAGTCGGAGACCGACATAGTCGATGTAGACCCGCGCACCGCTCGAGGTGAGGTCCAGCGGAACACCCGTGCTCCTGTTGCGGAGGACATGCGGGCTGATGTGTACCGTACCCTCGCCATCAACATAGAAGCTCGGGTTCGGCCTTCCGGAGCCCGAAGCCGTCAGTGTTGAGAAGAGGACCGGCGTCGCCGTCGAGGTCGGATCGTCGGCATCGTCCACAACCTCAATCTTCGAGGCAGCGCCCGAGAAGGCGCTGGTCAGAAGAAGGGCGAGTCCATCTTCGCTGGCGATGTCCGTAGAGCCGCCGACTGCCTCGTTGATGGCGTCTACCGCCTCACGGAGAGAGTTGCTGGTAAAGTCCACCTCGTAGACATGCGGATTGCTGTCCAGTGTGAACTTCAGGCGCGTGTTCTTGAGTGTATCGGCGCCTGCGTCCGTGCCCGAGGTTGCGGAGCTACCAAACGCCATGCGCGCAGTGTTTGCCACCGCGACCGTGATGTCGTTCTCTGCTCCGCCACGGACGAGTGTAAATCTGACCTGGGATCCAACCGCGACCACGTTTGCAACGTGTTGCAGGCCCGTGTCGTTTTCAAAGTACAGAGGGTAGGTCCCGCCACTGGCTGTCTCGCCCGCAAGGGCGGCGGCAAACTCGTCGGCCGACCCGATACCCGAGCCGGACAACGTCGGGAGATCCCAGCTGAGCGTGAGGTCTCCGAGCGCGGCCGTGACGGTCACAGTCACAGATGCCGTTCCGGCAAAGTCAAGCGCAGTGCTGGTTACGCTCGCTACCTCCGCGTACTCAACATCCACGCCAACGGCCGTGTCGCCAGATGCGAACCCGAAGGTCGTCACGACCGTCGTCGACTCTGTCCCAAGAACCATTACGCTCTGGTCAGCGCCAGTCTTGACGGTCGAGACCATCAGGATCTTGTCGCCGCCGCTGTCTTCGCCCAGGGAGAAGGTAAGGGCAGAGAGGGCAGTGTTGGCGTTCAGGCTGGTAACCGCGGCTGCCAGGTTGCTCCCGACAGACGCTACGAACGTGTGGGTCACGTCATCCAGGGTGACGCCGTCTTCCACAATCCGGAAGGTGAGCGTTCCGCCCGTCAGGACGGGGATCGTGGCAGAGAAGGGCGAGCTAAGAAGCTGCGCGGGGAGGGCAGCAAGGGCGCCCCCGTCATCACCCAACAGTTCCGCCGCTTCCGGGGCGGGAGTCACAGACCCCCACACCAGATTATTCGCGATGAAGTACGCGTACACCGGAGCGAACGGAACCATCGCCGAGGGCGTGCTGACCTCGATGGTCGAGTAGACCGCAGAAGACAGGTTACCGTCCGCATCGAACGTGGATCGAGACGAGTCGAGTGTACCGAGCTTGAAGCGCGCACTCTCAACAGCGGTCACAACCGCTGCGCCGACCTGAGTGCCATCGGCCCAGAACTCATCGCCCGGGGTCGTGGCAGTCGCCGCCTTGAGCGGGACGGTCGCGCCGGAGCCGGTGAACACCGGAGCAGGTGCAACACCGCCAAGTGTCCCATCCTTCGCCTGAAGGAAGAAGGGAGAGGCAACCGAAGTGACGGCGGCGTTGACGAGGTACTGGCCCGTGTGGAACTCGATCCACGGAGTTGTCAGGTCTCCGTCCAGGTCATCTTGTCCCCGGAAGCCAGATCCCTCGATCCGGTAGGTCGAGGCCGCCACGAGAGCGGAGCTTTCTCCGTCCGTCAGAGTCGGCAGTGCGCTCCCGGTGACGAAGATCGAAGACGCGGCGCCAAACACCCGGCTCTGGATGACCACGCCGGCATCCGTGCTCAGGCTTGCATCGAAGTCAGACAAGTCCGAGTACGCGGTGACGGTGACGCCCGGGACGCCCGCGAGGGCTGCCGCAACGGCCGCAGGGGACATCGTGCCCACAAACGGAACGACTGTGGGCGTCGCGTCAGACGGGCTGTTGGCCTTGATGTTTAGAAGAAGCGTGGTGCTCCCAAAGGCAAACTCCGTGCTCCCGGAGTCGAACACGACAACTGCGCGCCGCGCCTCATTGAGAGAGGCCAGGAAGGCCGAGCCTGTGCTCCCGTGCGAACCACGCGGAAGCGTGGTCAGTGCGCCTGCGTACAGTAGGCGTGCGCCGACCTGCGACTCGTCGATGTTGATCTCATCGATGTTGTCGCGCGGATCGGGGAACTCGGCCTGCGTGATCGCAAGAGAGGTCTGCGTGTACCGCTGTGTGGTGTACTCGGCATCGCCGTTGACCGCACCAGAGCTGTCAATCGCGTTCACGATCTGGTAGCAGGGGCCGACAACCACCGGGTTGAGGGTAGGAGTTGCGACCGCAGCAGGAGTCTCACGGAGCTCCTGAACCACGATGACGCCGGGGCGGTTTTCACTTGCCATTGGAGGTCACTCCTATTCGTCCTGGAAGTCTTCAAGACCGGAGATTTGGAAATCTTCGATCCCTTCGTGGATGGTCTCAGTCACCGGCTGATGGTAGGTCGGAATCCCGTTACTTCTGTCGACGATTCTACCACCACCAAGGCGCCGCACGCGGACATCATCGGTGTTCATCGCCAATCGTATAGAAGCAATGGTCTCGTCCGGTGTGAATTCGTACTCTGATGCGCGTCTCGATCCTGTGATTAGGTCGAGAGACCTGAACTGGGCAGACTGTTTTGGACTGGTTTCCCAGGTCCATTGAAGTTGGAAGGGGATGTTAACCTGGCACATGATCAGCTGCCCGGGGTCGCCGACAACAAGCTGACCTGGAGGACTGGGAGAGTTTACCGTAGGAGAGGGCCGTGCGATAGAGTAAAACCCACCTGGACTCTCCAACAGCCGCTGATTGACGCGAGTGTGGTGTGAGACGAGGTGCGCAAGCCGCATGGCGACGATGTCAGAATCGGCGAGCGTATAGACAACAAGGTATCCCGAAAGAAGATCTGTCCTCTTTCGGGCTCCATTGTTCATGTTGTAGGACAGAAGGTTGTCGATGCCGATGCCTGCATACTGATATGGTCCCATCACAACGGTGAGAGCGGGTCTCTTGCCCACTACTTCCGTATTTAGGGGAGCCTGTCCTCGAATGAGAATCTCTGAAACTTCATCGTCTGGTTCCCAGTGGAATGTTCCAGCCGGCATCCAGTTAAAGAGACCTTGAAGATATTGCACATACAGACGCATTGCGTAGACAGCGGGATCGTCTCCCCTGCCTACTTCAAGTGCGGAGCGTCGTGTATGCGCGAAGCTCACTTCCTGCCCCTCTCCATCTCTCTGCGCTTATCCATGCGGTCCCGAATGTACTCTGAAAGCCCATAGCTTCCTACGGCAGATGCAGTTCCTGCCGCCCCTGCCCCGAGAGAATGGAGTGTATGGACCAGATTTCGGCGCTTCTCACTAGTCATCCTCCTAAGCTTTTCCTGGATCCCCGGTGTTTCTAGAATCCTACGAGTTGCGCCACCTCCTATGACTCCCCCAATTAGGGTACCGGCTCCAGCAGCTAGGGTAGGAAGTCCTACAATCTCCACAAGACTTTCTTTGCGCTCGTTACTGTCGCTCATGGCCGTACTCCGTAAAGAGAGAACACATCTAGGTCCCGGGTTTTAGAAGCTTCTTGTGTGTGGGCATTTTGAAAATTTCTTCGGGGGCTCAGGACCACCGTGGAAGTATCTACTTTGAGCGGGATCTTATCCTCAACCGACCCCTTCTGAATAAGAACCATCTTGATCTCTGCACGCACGCGAACGCCCGACATCGCAGTTCCGCCAGATTCCGTAACTCTGTAGCGACGGTTCTGGTTGTCGATGATCAGATCCAGCGGCTTGATTGCTGGGCTTGGGCCGCAACGAAGCTGGGCAACCTGTACTCGACGATGATCCTCAACAGAGACCTGCTCAGTCTCTGGCATGGCGTCGATCTGAGCCCAGAAGGCCGTTGGGTAGTGGTATCCCCCGCTAAAGCCAGTGCCCCAACAAGTGGGGCAGCGAGTATCTACCGTCTTTCCAAGAACTTGATCATAGCAATTGGGGCACCTCTGTCCGAACGATCGTCTGGGAAAGAGCCAGCAGCGGACCCCAACGAACTCCTCGAAGAGCACACGCTCGAGTCGGATCATCTCCGTTGCGAGGATGTTGGGGCTCCCCTCTCGATCAAAGGTCACAGAGTAGACGACACGGTCTGTGGGAACGTGCCGACACCGAATTCGATAAAATAAAGTGCGCGCGTTTGTGGTGATCGAATGAACCGCATTGTCGCGGATCATGTACTGATCAACCAGAGGGCCGGCGATCGTGTCCCACGGACCCGCCTCCGCCTCGGAGCGTTCCACATAGAACTCGTACTGCTGTACATCTTCCGTGGTCGACTCGATCTCCCAGAACACGTCATTGTAGTTCAGAGAAAAAGAGACAACGCGCTCGTTGCGGAACTGAAGCATTACTGCCCTCGCAGTTGCTTCTTAATGATCCTCGATGCCCCGTATCCTGCCCCAACCCCGGCAGCAGTCTGGAGTGCAGCTGCTAAGGCTGGATGGTCACTGCGGAAGTCCGCAATACGCTTTTTGAGACTGTGGATATCCTCTTTAAATTTGCTGGGGGCTCCTCTCCTGCGAGCCTCGTCTATAGACGCCTTTTCCAGCTTTAGTCGGAATTGTTCGTTCGTCAGCCTCTCTTTGTCGGTAGAAGTCTTGTGCTTCAGGCTGTCATAGATAGACTCCGCTCCCGCAAGACCTCCGACAATTGCTGCGCTAATGTGATCTGGGCCTTCGTCTTTCGCCAGTAAATCAATGAGGCGCCTTCTTATAGACGTGGAGCCGGCCGTCTTCTCAACACCACGAAGCTCTGCCCAGTACTCGACAGCGGCAAGCTGGCGCTCCATAGGAGATGCCGACTTCCATAGGGCGTCCGGAATGTCCGAATGCGAGTTGGAGAACAGATCTTCCATAAGAGCCTCAGAAGTTCGAGAAGTAGACGCCGTTGATGACGAAGTACTCAGACTCTACACCACCGCCTTCGAAGGCGTACTCTACGTTCAGCGAAGACTTCACCCGCATCTTCTTTTGTTCGTAGGAATTGCGGAGCATCTGAATCCAGCCCATCAAGAACTGAGACTTGTCAGACACCGAGACGGAGATTCCTCCGTCCGAGTAGTTCATCTGATTCCGTAGCTGAAGGAGTCCGACTGATTCCAGAATACGAATGACTGCCGCCTCCCTCAGCATGCTGAGGGAGGGGAAGTTCTTGAGCCCTACATTCCCAATGAACGGTGGAGTCGAGTTGTAGTCGTCGATGGCGTCCACAACTGCCCACGCGATCATGCGGTCGCTGGTCTCCTCGCCAGAGATCAGGCGATTGAGTTCGGGGAAGTCACGCAGGTAGAGGCGAATCATCGCCACGACCTCGTTCATCCTCTTGCTCGCCGAGGGAATGACTGTAGTGCTCTCAAAGGACATCAGTCTCTCTCCTCAAAGTCCGTTCCGCGCTTGGCCCACCGGCGAAGCCAGAAGAAGGACTCCGGGTTTACCTGCACGCCGTCCTTGAAGATCGCGCGAGACAGCAGGATGGCCAGCATCTGCGGTCCAGGCGACTTGTTGAACACAAGAGGAGGGGAGATCTGCTGACACAGCCCGAGAAGATCCTCCTTCTCCAGTGTGCGCAGATACGCCAGCGCCTCATCCTGCGTCATCGGCGTCGTGGTCACCTGTAGATTGCGAAGCGCACTCTTGCTCGTCGAAGTGAACTTCGGAGGAAGCGTGCGTCCGATCCACAGGTGCGACCCGTGCAGCTTACGGACCTTTTCGCTGATGTCCCCTTCGGGGATCTCAGCAAACTTGCCAGGGCGGATGAGAGTGTTGCCCACGCAGATTGCGGTCGGGAGGGACGCGGTGTTCGGCCGGTCACTGATGTTGTGGACGATCATGCGATCCTCTCAAGGATGGCGTCGACAAGCTGCGACTTGGAGAGACCTGTACCATTGCCACCGCCGACCTCGGCCAACTTGGCGCGCAGCTTGGCATTGGTCAGCTCGAGCAAAGACTCTCGGAGGCCAGGTGTGCCCTCGTCCTCCGCCCACGTAGGGCTCTCGGGGGCGGCCTCGGGATCCTCTACGGTAGGCTCCTCTACGGGAGGTGCCTCCACAGTAGGAGATACCGCAATCGGTTCCGGCGGTGCGGGAGGAGTTTCTACGACAGGAGGCGGCGCAGCCACCTCGGGTGCCGCTACTTCGGCAGACAACAGCCCGCGAAGATGAGACTCGGACAACTCCGCAAACGGGGATGCCGAAAACACGCGGACTACGCCGCAAGAGATCAGCTCAATGATGTAGCGCACATCAGCAGGCTGGAGCACCGAAGTGTCCACGTTCCGACTGCGGCGCGGTGGAAGATGGGCACCCGCAATCACCGGAGACGGCGTCACGGAGCCGGGATTGCGACGTCGAATCTCATGCGTGCTCGGATCACGTACGACGTTCTGGATGACGATCTTCATGTGTTGTCCTCTAAGTAAAAAGCCCCGGCCCGACAGGCGGACCGGGGCCAATGAGACCGTCCCCGGTCTCAACGTCAGAAGACGTTGATGTTCGGGAAGGTCAGGCCCTCAGCGACCTTGTTGTTGAGCGCGCCGATGGCGCTCTCCTCAACAGGGATGACCGACGTGGCGCTGGCGTCTGTCGCATCGCCCGGGTAGAGCTCGAGCTTGACGACGGCGGCGATGTTGCCAAAGCCCATGCCGACGTCCATCCAGGCCTGCCAGAAGATGCGGTTCGCGACCTTGTCGATGTAGAACTTCACGTCGTTCAGCGTGTAGTTCCGGCCGAAGAACTCCGGGGCCGTGAAGACGTAGACGTTCCCCTCGCGGAGGATGTCGTTCTTGATGGTCCGGATGATCCGAAGGCCCAACACCTTGTTGTAGGTGTAGCCATCGAGCGCCGTCTCGCTCTGAAGACGATCGCCGTAGTCCTCGTGGGTCCACTGGTCGAAATCGTCCGCATCGCTCTCGGTCATGAGCATCAGAGCGGGCCGCAGGCGGCCAGCGCGGATGGTCTCACTGCCGACGACGATCTGGCGCTTCAGGAGCTTCTTGATGTTCACGATGTCAGCGCGCTGAATCGCGTACACGTCGAAGTCCGTGGCCGAGCCGCCCGACTGGGTCGCGAGAACGCCCTTGATCTTCGAGACGGTGAGCTGGCCACCGGCGACAGAGAAGGCAGCAGAGCCAGAGTTGCCCTCGGCCTGCATGGCGTTGACGCAGGACTCGACGTGGTTCAGGAACTCGCGATCCTTCACCTCGACCATGTCCTTGAGGCTGTTCTCCTCGATGATGCGCGTGATGGGCATCTCGTAGGCCATCAGCTCCTGCTCAACGATCTCGAACTTGAGGGACGAGATGGTGAAGAAGGAGATGGCGTACCGCTTGCCATTCACGTACTCAGCCGTCGGCTGACCGCGGAAGTTCACGGCCATCGCCCGGGAGCCCGGCTCAATGTCCACGATCTTCACGAGCGTGTCATGCTCGGTGGAACGCTGAAGGTCGCCACGCACAACACGCTCGTTCGGAACGATCATGTCGGCGAAGCTGGACTCGCGGAGGCGGTCCTTGATGTAGTTGAGAGAGGCGGCTGCGGTCTTCGTTGGACCCTCGGTCTCGAGGCGCTCAATGAAGCCCGAGTTCACCATATCTGCGGAGTAGTCCATGGTGTTCTCCTACGGGACGTTGGGTCGATTAGAGGTAGCCGGGCTGGAACAGCACGGTTGCGTCGTTGGTGCCGTGAACCTGCATGATGACGCCAGCGTACCAATCTCCTGAAGCGGGAGTTACGCCGTCACCCACCGCACTCTCAGAGACGAGGGCAGCAACCTGACGGCCGCTGGAGTCATTGCAGAGCTGGACGAAGCATCGCTCGCCAGCGTGGCCGGAAGCACAGACAATCATCTTAGTCCGGAATTCGAAACCGACTGGACCAGTGATGCAGTGTGCCTTCCGGGTAAGCTGCGCGTCGTAGCGCCCGCGCTCCTGGAAGTACAGGAAGCAGGGAGTCGTCGCCAGGTCGTTGGCACTACCCGCGTCAGACGTCGCGACGGAGAGGGCTGCGGGGGAAGCAGCGTCGTAAGCGACGTTAGCAGCTGCGCGCTTCAGTTTGCCGGTACCGTCGAAAGTCAGCCACTCGCCCTCTTGCAGCGGGTTCGTGGAATCAGGGTTGAAGGGATTCGCAGAAGCGCCCCCATCAACGTTTGCGACAACGGTGTACCCGAGGTCGCGCGTGTAGAGGGTAGAGTACCCAGGATTCAGAATGGTGACGAACTGTCCAGCCATGGTTGGCTCCTATTACTCGCCAGTGAGGCAGAAGGAAGTGAGGGGGTCAAGAGCCGACCTGCCAGGACGGTCCGATAGATCAGCGATGCGAACATTGCCCGCGCTCGCCATCTTCACAGCCTCCCTGACGTTCTCAAGCTGCGCATGACCCCGGAGATGCGCAATCTTCTCATCGAACGTCATGTGGGCGTTGAGGCCCTTGTCTTCCATCTCACGCGCGAGCTCAGCAACCTGAGAGTCGCGTGCAATAGAAGCAAGCTTTGTGCGGAGCTGGATGTTCTCCTGCTCCAGGCTCGCGACCTTTTCGGTCAGCGAGCGAATGACTGTCGCGCTCTTCGCAGAGACCACAGCCAGTTCTGCACTACCAATCTTGAGCATTGCAGTCCTCGCTAAAACTTTCGGAGTAGTTGGTCCAGTCGAGCCTGCCTCGCCTGGGATTCTGTCATCTGCATCGGCGAAGATGCAACCTTCGCGTGATGCGATTGTAGCGAAGAACTAAGTCCTTCGCAAACCCCAAATAGGGCTTCCTTTACGTGCGGACCAAACTCACCCGAGTCGATCTTATCGAAAAGGACTGAGTACTCGGCGATGGATGCTTTCTTCTCTGTTGGTTCGCGACGGCGGCGCAAGATACTCATTTCAGCTCCTGCTATCCGAGGAGGACCGGGCACGGCGAGCTGCCTCTCTGTTGGCCTCCACTGACTTTAGTCTCTGTGACATGTAGCCGCCGGCAGCACCAATGGGCGCTCCAACCGCGGCTCCTAATGCGGCCCCTTTGAGGGAACTACTCGGATTTGCTGAACCAATCATCGCGCCCGTCAGTGCACCTCCCAACGCGCCCATGCCTGTCCTCATCCCAGTCTCGCCTTCTTCATAGGCGATGCGACGAGCAAGCTCGTCATCGCTCATCTCATAAACAGGACGCGTCGCTTGAAAAGATCCTCCGCCATAGTCGTAGGCCTCTTTGTTCATTGATGACGGCCCGCCCAGGGCAGAAGCCTGCTTTGCAGTGGACCTGTCGTGCAGCATCTTCACACCGAGCAACCCTGCGCCCCCTACGCCTGCGCCGATGAGAGCCTTCTGACCAGTAGTCAGACCCTCCGCGGCCGGCGCAGGAGCTGCCCCCCGGGCGGCCCCCCGCATGGAACCCACGACGCCAGCAAGTGCCCCTCCCGCATCCCGAACTTGGTCTCCGATGTTAGAAACCGCCTTTCTTCCCTCAGTTACTACATCGTTGACGCCTGCTATCTGCTTTTTCATGTAGTCGAGCTGTCTGGGCGTCAAATTCTGTACGTAATCGAGGCCTCTCTGAAAAATATTTGGTGGCGGAGCAGAGCCTTTCTTCAGTAGTTGAAGACGCCTCCGGACCGAGGAGACCTTCAAGTGCCCTCGGCTTGCAGCCTGCGGGAAAATCTGAGAAGCGGTAGCATCGCCGAGTGTATCGCTGGTGTGTCCGAAAGCTTCGGCCAAACGCGCACGCGTATTCTTCTTTAGCTCGCGGCGATTTGCGTTGACTGGGCCCTCATTCGTATGCAGGGTCTTACGATACGTGGAGTTCTCATTCTGTGTCGAGACTCCCGCCATCGTCTCTGAGTCGTGTTCAGCGGGACCGCCCATTCCGGCGGTCTTGTTGTTCATGAGCACGTCGTACAGAGACTGGCTGCCCGCTTGCTTAAATGACTCACGCAGAGTCTTTTCGCCGTCCCTGGCTTCGGGAGTGGCTGACCCCTGAGTAGGACTATTGCCTGCGACCAGTCCCTTGGGGGCAAGGCGGGTCCTTCCCTCGGACGGGGCAATTCCCTGAGTACCCGAAGCCGCTGTCGGACCCTGGGCGGGGCTGGCTGTTGCAGCCTTATAGAAGTCGCGGATCATCTCCTGGCGGAAGGCCGCAACCTTATCGCCACCCGACGCACTTAAGGAGAGGAACTCCAGAGCTCCCGCGATCTCTTCGGCTTCCTTGATGAGAAAGGACCCGTGGGCAGATGCGACCTTGGCGGTCTCAACAGGGGTGTGAGCACGCGCACGAGCGGTTTCAAGAGCCTGGTCAATCATGCTTCTGTAGTTGCTCATGGACGACCTCTACTCAACGGGAGGGGGTTCTGGGGTCCCTACGAAACCAGTGGTTCCAGAGGACAGCGGGGATGAGGGGTTGTTTGCTGTTCGAGCTGTGCCGGTCACCGTGGGTCTTCCCACTCCGGCCTGAAATCTAGCGAGGTTTTGTCCGGCGGCGCGGCCAGGATTCGCGAGTCCTCTTGGAGTTCCATTAGCGGTGCCAGGAACCCGAAGTGTATCATCAATGCTATTTGACGATAGCTTTGTTAGTTCGTCCACAAAGAAAGGCCACATGAGATCAAGCACGGCGCCACCCCTCGTGGTGTTCACAAGAGATGGCGCCGTGAGGAGTCATCAGATGTCGTAGCCAGCGTCAAGAAGCATCTCGACGGCTAGATCGGCGGCGGAGTCGGAGGACTTCTTCTCGAGGAGCTTCTTGCCCGCGTAGCCAGCGGCCCCGAGGCCAGCGAGCCCGACAGCGCCACGAGCAGCGAGGACCTTGCGGGCCTCTCTCACAAGCTCCTTATCGACCTTCCCCTTGCGATTGAAGATGAGGCCCTTCTTGTGGCCCTTACCGTAGGCAGCTCTGAGAACGCCAGGACCCTTCTTGCCGCTCATCTGGTTGAACAGGCTGCCAGTAAGAAGGGTCGTTCCGCGCACCGCCTTGGATCTCATGGTGTCGCCAGCAGCGTCGACAAACGACTCTGCTTTGGGGGCTCCCAAGTCACGATTTGCACGGTATCTCTTGGAAAGCGACGCGACCTTCTCAGCTACGTCCCCTGCAACGTCCTCCGCAACGTCCTCTCCGAACTCGTCCTCAATGATCGAGAGCGCGTCGAGCACGTCGTCGTCAAACTCAATCTCGTCGAACGCGGAGGATTTTTTGGACATGTGCTTCGAGGCCAGGTAGGCACCGCCGCCGAGAAGTGCCGCTGGGGCGCCGTAGGCACCCAGGGTCTTGAGGCCGCCTCTGAGCATGTTCTTGCGGGCGTCCTTGCGGGGCCTCTTAATACCCATCTTGGAGGCAAGCTCAGTCAGCCGGCTCTTGCGGTCGGTGTTCCCCTGACGGAACTGCTCCGCCTTCAGGGCGCTCTTGTACGAGCGGCCAAACCTACGAGCCCTGTCCTTCAGGGTAGACTTGCCACGGAATTTACGGTACTCCTCGCCAACGCGATCCTTCATGCTGGCGACCTTGTCCATCTCATCCGCGTAGGCCCGAGCCATGTGTCGGCCAAGGATTTCGGCCTCCGCGAGCTTCTCCTGAGCGTCCGCCACCTTCTCCTCGGCGTCTTCGTCGCCGATCTGGAGCGGAAGTACATTCTCGACGTAGTGCTCGTAGAGCTCTACGATCTCGTCCTCATCAAGTTCGTCAAGGTCGATACCCTCGTCCGCCGCGGTCTTCTCGAAGAGACCCAGGATGTCAGCAGCAGCCTCTTTTTCGAGGTCCTCGTCGGCACCCTCAACCTGCGCCGGAAGCACGTTCTCGACGTAGTGCTCATACAGCTCTGCGAGATCCTCGTCGCTCATTTCGTCGAGGTCGATGCCCTCGGCAGCGGCAGTCTTCTCGAAAAGGTCAACGATTTCGTCATTCATGGCGGAGGCCTCTTTGGTGGATGAGGTGGGAGCGGAAACGAACTGCTCAAACAGGGAGATGACCTGGTCTTCACGTAGGTCGTCGAGATTGACACCTTCGGCGGCCGCGGCCTTCTCGAAAAGACGCACAGAGGCCGCCTTCTCAAGATCTTCGGTCGTGACGCCCCGAGACTGTAGTTCTGCGAGTAGGGACATGGGTATCTCGCTAGTGTGGGAGAGAGGGGGCGTCTTCGGGAGTGGATCCCTCAGCCTCGTGGACCAATCCTAATCTAAGACCTGGCCAGTAGGCAACATGCAGCATGATGTTTGATAACGCAATCGCATCATCGGCAATCTTTACATCATCATCGATTCGTGACGAGAATGCGCCCGGGACTGATACTGCGCTCAGGTCAGGCTTGTTGTCAATCAAGCCCAGCCTATACGCATTGTAAAGATCCGCAATCTCCTCCAACCCGTCTACCTCTTCTGGCTCCTCTACCGGAGAGGGCGACACTCGAATCACCATGCGTGAACGCATGGCCGCCGGAGCAAAGGACCTACTTTGGAGAAACGGGCTGAGAAGATTGATCATCGCGCTCATCGCATCCTCCGGAACGAAGGAGGCTGCATTGAACGGTGATGATGACATACGAATAGGACGCTGTGCGAAGACCTGATTGTTTTCATAGAGATCGTCCGCTAGATCTGGGTCTTTTCGGACGATCATTACCCGCATGAACTCGCGCGGGCGAAGAACAATCCCAAGTCTTGCCGCTGCGCGAAGATTGGGCCCGGGATTCTCTGCAATTGCATCAAGCACGTCGCGCGGAAGCTCAGGTAGGCACATCTCCTCTTTGCGCACCAGACTCATCTGAGATGCAGACGGGGCAGGAATGCGCTTCAGCATCTCTGCAACCTTAGAGAAGGATGCAGTCTTGATACCGAGCTGTGCGTTCGCGCGCTCGTTGAAGACTTGTTTCAGGTGCGAAATCTGCTGTGGAGCTACGCCATACCTACGCTGGAAGGTGTGGACCGAGATCTCTCTCCACATCTGGAGTTCGGGGGCAGACATCGTACCAGCAAGCAGACGCTCCTCTGCCAGACGCTCTTGCATGAAAAACCGCAGAGCTTCACGTTCCAGTGGTGTAGAGGCAGGAATGGTCTCGAGGGCGCGGGTCAGCGCCTGCTCCAGCACTGCGTCGGGGACAGGTGCCGGCTTGGTCTTTGCCGGGGCTTCCTCTGGCGCAGACGCGAGCTTCATCCCACCTGGCTGGAAGGGATAAATCTTCTGAGAGTACGCGTTCTGTCCCGAGAGCATTGGGGTGACGTTCGACATCACCTTTGCAGATCGCTCTGCACCGACGAACACGAACGAGTCATCAAAGAATCGCGGATAGTCATTGTAGACGCCGCACACCCGACCGTCTGGCAGCATTGCCTTCATGCCGTATGGAGGAGGGGCTCCTCTCTGGACGTGTTTGCAGTACTCCATTGGGGTGCGTGCGATATACCCACAGATTGAGCATCGATCGTATGGGACTTTGCTTCCCATGCTCGAGTCGGGGAACTCTCCCGCTTCGATTCTGGAATAGAGATCCATAGCGCCCTGCTGCGCGCACATTTCCCGGATAAGTTCGGATACCAGGATGACGCGCTTCATGCGGTCATCCCAAAATGCACCTAAGATGAAGCCGTATGCTTTATTGGGATCCTTGTTGACATGATGCCGAAAGCGGTGCGCATTGTAAAACGTCGGATAGCCCCAAGTTAGAGAGCCCCACTGAGGAAGGGCCTCTGTCTCGTTTGCTGCGCGCCTTCGCGCATCAATGTCCCAGACAGGAATCTGCTCAAATCCCGGGGGTGTCCGACGCAGCCCCACTTCGGTGAACCAGTCTCCGCGTAGGTTGAACCCGACGTACTCGCCTGCGCCTAATGCGGAGTTGACCAGATAGAGACGACCTGGCTGGGCTCGGATCGACTCAATTAGCTCAATTACCTCGGGAAGGTGCTCTCCAGAAGCAGTCTTGGAGAGTCCATCTGTCTCAGATAGACCGTACGACGAGCCGGGCTCTACCCTGTGGATCAGAGGAGAGCCGGACTCAGACTTACCAGAGAATAGCGAATATTTCTCCATCAGTCGTCCAGCAAGCCAGCCTTGGTAGCTGCGCCAGCGGTAGCCTTAGACGCAGCCTCCGCCGCGTAGTCCTTGGGGGTCTTATTCTTCTGCTGGATGCTCTGGAGTAGCGCAGGATCGTAGCGGGGCGCGCTAGTGGGGTCATCCGGGTTCATCCGGTTTGTCATGACCATGTCGAGGATCGTCCCTGCGATTAGAGGATCCTTGGAGTACTCAGGATTGGTACTGCGGAGCGTTTTGAATGCCATACGCAGATTCGGATCATCCGGGGATCCTAGCTGGGGGTTAACCTCCACAACTCGACGAAGATCGCGATTGAAGTTCATGGCCCCAAACGTGCTCTCAATTGCCTGGGGAACCTGCGCTCCGGCGTACGCCAGTGTTGGGGCGGCAAGCGCGAGTCCGCCGAGTGCCGCGATCTGGGCTCCGCTCATGGAGGCGGACTTATTGAGTGCCTCCGCCGTCTTCTCGAGACTCAACAACTCCTCCGAGGTAATCTCCCCACGAGCGTACGCCAAATATGCAGTTGCTGGTACTTGGATAGCCATTATCTGGAACCTCCCGGGGCTTTTCTTGGGTCGAGGACACCCGACTTCTTAAGTGTGGAGGCACCCATTGCCGCCGCACCCGCTGTTCCCACGGCCAGGATCGGGTGTTCCTCTACAAAGTGTCCTACGGCTCTGATGCCTGATGTTGAGCGAAGGGCTTTCGGCACGGAGGCCATCTTCTCTCCGAATAAGGACTCGGTCAGTGCCCTATTCGTATACTCAAGATCGGCCTGAATATCGCGCAGCGCGATCTCAAGGTGAATGTGCCGCTCCTCCACCGCCGCAACCTTTGAGAATGAGGCAGGAAGTGGGTGCGCCGGATTGATCTCTCCGAAGGACGCGGTCTTCGTCAGCCGAAGTCCGGCAGTCGTCCGCTCTTTTCCAAGCAGGTACTCGGAGAGATCTGATGCGACCTTGGTCGCAGTTTCTTGGGATGTAGAATTCCAGTCCATGCCTCCGAAGCAGGCATGAAGAACGTCCTCTACGGACACGCCGTCCTTCACTGCGGCGTATGCTTCTTTGGACAGCTCGCGCCTCGCGGACATGATCTCCGTATCGAGCGATCGGAGTTCCGCAGTCACCGCGGCGGATGCCTCCTTCAAAGAGTCATGGATCTTCTTGAGATCATGAAGGCCCTGTGCCTTCGTAAACGGAGCACTGTAGTCGGTGTCCGATGCAGACTTCATGAGCTCGTCAAAGGCATTCGCTGCTTTGAACTTCGGGAGTCTCGGCACAGATGTAGATGCAGTTTTTTCTGTCATAACACCACCGGACAAAGAAGTTGCGCGTTTAGGCGCTGATGCGACCTTCTCTGCGCGAAGAACCTCGGCTGCGACTTCTGCATCCGGGGGATCGAAGACGATGTACCGATCGGCGCTGGAAGCCTGCTTGTGCATTCGCTCATACGTGTCGTGGTACGTCATCTCGCAGATACGCCGAACATGCTCAGCTGTCAAGTTTGCGCCACAGGCACTTGCCTGCTTGATTACGGCCTCTGTCAGCGGAGTACCTCTGGACAGGAAGTCCGAGGTCGCCGCCTGAGCGAGACCTTGGAGATACTCTTTGGTGATCGGACTGCCGTACATCAGAAACCTGGAGTGGGAATGAAGTACTCGATGAGTATAGCCGACGCAGGACGCGTCCTCGGCAAGACAGAGAGAACTATCCGAAACTACATCAAGACGGGACAACTTACAAGTACTGGTAGCGGAAGATCTCGACTACTGGACCCAGAGGAAGTCCACGAGCTTCTTGCCGCCCCAAAAGGAGAGAGGATTACTGTAGCCGAGATCCGCACCCTTCGCGCAACAGTGCGGCGTCTCGAGTCTGAGGTTGCAGTCATCCAGCACATGCTGGACCTGCGGAACGAAAGTCTTGGCATGACGAGCCAGTACGCGAAGGAGCTTCACGCTGCCATGATCGAGCAGTATGGGCGTCCTGCTGGGAGTTACTCCACGACCGAGATGCGGGCATGGGCCGACATCTTTACACGGATGGATGAGGCCGATCTTCTGACATTCAGCGGTGCGGGGGCTGCATGGAAGATTCTACTTCGCCTGTGCGGACGGATGCTCTCTGAGGTGACCACGCATCCAGACTACTCCACGTCTCTTGAGCTTCAGCAGATTCATCGTCTGCTGGCAGATGGGAGGAGGAGGTTGAAGATCTCGATCTTCATCTACTTGGAGAATTTGAGTGACGCGACCACAGCACTGGAGCGAACTCTAAAAGAGGATGTGTTCGAGCGTCTAAAAAATGACATAAAACCGTCATAACTATTTTGCTGTGGAGACATAGCATGAAGAAACCCCCGATGAAGGTGAGATCTCCGGCGGCGAACGTTTCGCCGGAACATATTCTCGATCAAAACGATGCATCCCCCTCTAAGGAGCGTACCACCATGGCAAAGAAGAAGAACGACGGCAAGATGAACGCCTACACCAAGTACTCCGGATTCATGGAGAACTCGCTCGGTCTCGGTCGCAACGGCAAGCGTCTTGCACATGGAGGCATCGTCGCCGGCGGAACCTGGGCCGCCGGCCGCTACGGAGGCGTGGAAGTCATCAACAATAACCTCCCCGCCGCGCTGGGAATCGGGGCGGCGGCCGGTTTCCTGGGGACGGTCGCCCTGGACAACATGTTCATCGACGACGAGCAGGAATACCTGCTCCTCGTCGCGTCCCTCAAGGAGCAGGACCGTGAGGTTCTCGCTCAACTGGGCGAAGACTACGCGCAAATCCTCTCCAGGGCACAGTGAGCACTTGACTGACGCCCCGGCATCTGCCGGGGCGTCAGTCCTTGTCCAGTTCTCGATCAATTTTAGCACTTGGAACGAGAATATCTGGGCGAGGGTTGTCGATCATCGAAGCCATGAAGCACAGCAACAGCGCATGAAAACTATCATCGGTAGTATTTGGCGACTTCTTATACTCAGTCATGCGTGTTCTCTCGTTGTATTCCGAGAAGATGGCCAACATGTCCGCTCCGTAAGGACTACCGAACTCGGACCACTTGGGGAACCGGAATACTGACCGTCGCTTGATGGCGTTGAAGATCGCGCTCATTACCTCAGAGCGATGGATGAGAAAGCGGCCCTTTGCAGAGTCGTAGTTCACGATCGTCTTGGGGGTTGAGTACTGATACCGCACCACGCGCTGTGATCCGTAGAGACGAAGAAGCTCGTCGTTCGGCCAGTAGCCTCCTCCGTAGTCCACCCCCACTCGCGACACTTCGAAGGCGGCAAGCAGCTTCTTGATCTTAGAGATTTGCTCTTTCGGCTCCGCCTCCGCGCCAGTGAAGCGGTGAGCAAAGACGATGCGAAAGAAGCCGTCGATGTAGGCCCCGATCATGATGATCGTGTACGAGTTGTTCGAGTCCTGTCCCCAGTCAATCCCGGCGTAGACCTGCTTTCCTCTCAGCTTGGTCATGAATTCTTTTAGCTTGTCCGGCTTAAAAGAGAACTCTCCATCGCAACAAGCCTGAACATCTCCCTGCATCAAGGGTCGTTGGCCTGAGTCGAAGCTGGCCCCAAGCACCTCGTTGTAGAACTTGGCGCGCGGGTACTGGTTGTACTTGGTGAGAATGTTGCTCCACTCCAACCACGGGACCATCAACTGTGGGATGCGGAAGCCCTCGAAGATGTCGAACTTCGGGTTGGGATTTCCTGTCTTGACCCACCGGGCAAGTGGGTGGTCCGGACGGATGACCTCCCCGCATCGATCGCACGACAATCCTTTGATGCCAATGTTCCGTTCCCCAAGAATGTTCCAGTGCCAGGAGCCGGGATTGTTTGGAAGGCCGTGTCGGTCACAAGGAACCGCCCACTCGTTCTGAGTGGAGTACGCGTCCCAGTAGACCTGGATCGAGTTGTCCAAGCTCTTGGGGGTTCCGCTGTAAATGAACCACTTGAATGGACTGTGGGACGCTGCCTCCTCGATGACCGGGATGTTGTCCAGCAGGAGGTCCTGAAACTCGTCCATGCAAATGAGATCGGCGGACAGACCGCGACAGCGGTCTGCGTTCAGAAACGCATACCTGAGCTTGATCTCGCTGCGATTGATCGCCTTCTTCTCAAAGACGTTGTCAGTGAGATGCATCGGGAACCAGGTCTTCAGATCAGGACAAGTCTCCAGCGGCTCCTTGAGCCTCGTCTTGGAAAACTCCTTCGTCTGCTGGCTCGAAGGGGAGACGTAGAGAATGCGAAAGTGCGGAATGAGACACGCATAAGACAGCGTCTTGTTCCCGAGGGTCGTGCTCTTTTCCACCTGACGCCCGCACATCAAAAGGACGCGTGGAGCCTGGATGTCGTAGATTTCCCGTAAGTATCTACGCTCGGCGAAAGAGAAGTTCTCCAATTGCCGCGTGTGCGGGTTGGGCATCATCATCGTCGTCTCAATGAACTGAGACGGCCGGACAGGGATCTGCGCGTCACGGATGTCCTGCTCGCTCAGGCGGACCTGGTCCACAGTCGGCGGCGTGTAGTCCCAGGGACCGGACAGGGAGTTCAGAAAACTCATGATTTCTCCGTCATAAGAGTTTTGCTCACGATGAGCATAAGGGGGTTTCGACATAATGGCTACTATCGTCTCGGGTTACGAAATCAGGCAGATTCGTGGTGAGGCCAGCTTCGCGCTGGTCCTCCACCTCCTCGATCTGAAGGCGCTGACGAGCGCCACCACCATCCGGATGGTCTCGGAGGATATCTCCGAGATCCTGCGCTTCCTCAAGAGCCGTGAGAAGCGGTTCGGGGAAGAGATCAACGTCAGGTCCGCCCGGCCCCTGAAGCTGACGCTTCGCGGAAAAGAGCGCGTCGGAAAAGTGGCGGGTCACTCCGTCACCGTCGATGAATGGTATGGACTTCGGGCCTGGGCATGGCTCGACATGGCGGGCGAGGGCGGGCAGATCAACGTCCCCGTCCTCGTGGCAGAACTCGGGTTTCATGAGATGAAGCCCGAGGAGGGAGAGTCCCTCCAGGAGATGCTCCGCGAATACGTCGCGGGCACACTCACGGAACTCAGGACCACCCATCCCCTCCGGTCCGTCTGGCAGGTTACGCTGGACGGAAATGGCAAGTACATCTTCGACAGCACCCCCGCCGCTCAGTCTGCGGTGGGTGCCGATGGCAGTGAGGAGCTTCGAGCGTAGTCTGCTCGGAGACCTCTACGCCTGGGATCTGGTGCCGCAGGTGGACCCCCTCAAGTGGGTGTTCCACCTGCGGCTGTGTCGCCACATTACAAAAGAGGAGGTTCCTTTTTTTAGGTCCCTCCTCAAAGAGTGGTGTGAAGCAAACGACGCCATATACAAGAAGTCCCACTGGGATAAGTGGGACTTCAAGGCGGTGATCTTGATTAAGGGCTTAGGGCCGATTCTCGAGAACGATCCGTTTCAGGTGACGCTACGCAGCCCTTAGCGATTCATCTTTTACTTTCTTGTCGGCTTCTTAGCAGAGATCCTCTCAGCCGCATTTAGTGCGCTAACAGTGCCCGCAACCGGTATAAAGCCACTTATAATTGGATGTTTGGCGCCAAAGGTCCCATCCCCTCCCTCTTCATAATCGATTCCGGCCTTTCTCAGGGCAGATCTCTGCTGGTACCCAGCAACAAAGGACGTGAGGGGGACTCCAATGTGCGCAACTCCGTGAAGGCCGGCAGCGAGCTGGGCCTTTGATTTAGCTTCGTCTAGCTCTTTCTGAGAAACTGCAATCTTTTCGAGAGACTGCGGGTCCCACAGATCGGAGTGAGTCAGCACTGTAATGTAGGCGGCGACCTTGTTCATTTACGCCTCCTGAAGGCAGCGATCCACCAGATCGAGAAATTTCTCGGTGTAGTGACTGTAGTTGAAGAACGGCGACTCGCAGACTTTTTTAGCCCGCACTGCTAAGGACTCGAACTCTGGAACATAGGATGCGCTGAAGTCATCCGTCTTCCCAAAGTGCGCTTCGATGATTTCGGCCAGGAGTGTCTGGAAGTCCTTGTGCCGAACATTGAAGAACTGGTAGATCAAGTCGTCGTTCTTGACGACGATCACTGCTTTGAACTTCTTCCCTCGGTATTCCGCACGGGGAGGGAGGGAGACCTTGACTTCATGCCCCGGCTTTGAACGCTCGGGGTCTTCCATGAATGTGGGGATCATTAACCAATGTCCGCGTAGAGCTTGAAGGTTCCGCCGGTGGCATTGTGCAGCACCAAGTTCGCCCAGTTGGCAGCCACTGGGAACTCCATCGTGTACTTCTCGCCGAGAGTGAGGAGCTGGTGTTTGATTACGTACTCCGCTACGTCAGCTTCGTACTTCGAAGACGTGTAGTTCGGCGACACCAGCTGTCTGAACCAGTGACTTGCCGTGGTCAGATTGGGTGCGCCAAGATTCGAAAGCCGGAGGTTGAGGTGCAGATCCTGGGTCGGTGCTGCAACCACCTCAATGCCAAGGATGATCTTGTTTGCATTTGCAACATTGATGGCCGACGAGACATGTCCGGCTGCCAGCGCAGCGGCATAGTTTGCGGAGTTCCCCGACCCATTGTAGATCGGAGTGGTTCCGCGATCCCGGGTCGCATCATTGAAGAAGATGGTAATCCACCCGCTACTGTTGCCATAGTAGTCAGGGCCGCCCACCCAGCCGGGAATGTTTTGGGCCTCTAAAAACTCAATCATCTGGTTCTCATCGCGAACCGATTTCGAACGAAGGACAGGCATTACCGTTTCTCCGAGTGAAGGATCTCGTCGCGAGATCGATTCGAGATGGAACCCGTGGGCGACAAGTCTAACAGGCTCGGGATCTTCTTGTTGCCGTGAAGGACCTTGAACTTCTCAAACTTCTTGAGCGTCTCTTGCAGGGCCGTGTCTCCGGCCTGCACACGCTCGTCGATCCGCGCAAGTCCGCGTGCGAGGTTACCGAGCATCTCCACCTTCTTGTCTGAGAGCGGAAGTGTTCGCGTCTCCAGAAAGGTGTGGTACAGCTCGGATCGAACCTCCATCATGATTTTCTTGCCGTCCAGCTCTTTGCGGATCCCGGCCCGGTATGCCGCAGCTTCAGGACCTGCACGCACAGCCAGATGATAGGACTGGAGTAGTGGGCTGACCCTCCCGCTCGTGTCTCCGTTGAGGTACTTGGCCCAGCCGCCAACTCCCATCAGATCGGGGTTCCAGAAGTAGTGACGGAACGCGGCCACCGCCAGCTCTGATACCGGATGGCCGAGCTCGACAAGATTGCGAGATGCCTCGCTGTATGGCACCCCGCTCATCAGCAGCGTCTCGAGCTTTTCTCTCACAATCGGAGCAGAGAGAATCTTGTCTCTCATCTCTTCTGTGTTCTTGTCCGGGTGTACCAGCGAGTAGAGGCCGTTCTTTCGGAGCCAAGACGTCGTGGCGCGATGCTTCGAGTCCCATGGACGGAAGTCCTTGGGAACTTTGGAAAGAATCTCTTGGCACTTCTTGAAGTCTTCGTCGGAGACCTCTGAGAGCCCGTGAATCTCCAGATTCAGGTTTACATCGTCATGGGACAGGGCCGCCCCAATCACGAGTAAGTACTTGATGAAGAATTCTGCGGGGTGTGCCAAGAGTTTTCAGACCTGGTATGTCTTTAGGCTCTTGAGCCCAGAAATGACATCCTCGAGCGCAAACATAGCACGCACGGCCGCGGTCTTTGGAATGCTTTGCAGACCGATCTGCGCTGCAAGCACTACGCTCGCCAACTTGGTCGAGGCTTCCTCTAGCTGCGGAAGAAACTCGATGAAGGTCTCGACATTCTCCGGATTGAGGAAGTTCAGCGCCAGGACAGCATCCACGGACGCGGTGTCTACCAACGCCGACGCCCTCTTGTCGAACGTGATGGCCGAGATCTCCTTCAGAAGATTCACGCGCTGGGGAATCTCCGTCTCAAGCATATCGACTGCGGCTTCCTTGAGGGCCTCCTGGTACAACTCCTCGCGTGTAGAGAGGGGCTGAAGACCAAACATCCGAATCGGCTTACCGGAAGACGCGGCCTTCTCGAGACACGCGGCACTCAGGTTCTGTGGCATGCCTGCGGCAGCAAGCCAGAACACGCCGTCCACCCAGTCGTGCTCACCCGAGCCAACCTTCTCAAAGACAGGACCGCTGAGTCGGCAACCGCCTTCCCATGCGCGAATCTCGGCCATTGTCTCGTACGCATTGGCCTGGGCTGCCTTCATCAACTCGTTTCCGGCAGCAAGCTGAACTGGATTTTCCAGCGGCATGAACTTGAAGTCTGCGGGAATGGCGATGTCCGTGGTCGAGGATGCAACTGGGCGAGTCAGTCCTTGAGAAGGGATGATGCGGAGGTCATTCCCCTGCATGTCTTGCGCAGCGAAGTACCCGTTACCCTCTACCTGGACCTTTGTGACGATGTTGTAGGGCATCGTGCACATAATGGCCTTGCCGTTGGTCTTGACGAATACGCCAAGCCCGCGCACATCAGGGTTCTCAGGAATCGGCAAGTTGTGGTTCACGCCAACAAGCGATCCAGTGATTCCTGGCTGCACGGCGTAGGCAGTTCCATTGGTGAACAGCGCAACACCCGTGGGAGCGCCTTGGACGGGATCAAATAGATTGGGGATAACGTACCCAATCATCTGCTTCCCAGTCTCTGCGTTGGTCACCTTGTAGATGCCGAACGCCGTTACTGGAGCCATCTGCTCAGCCATGGGATCCGGCTCTGCCTGTACCCCAGTCACCGTCGCAGCTCCCTGTTGGTCTGCGGCCTGGAGCATCTCAGGAGGAAGCGCCTGCTGCGCCTGCTGTGCCGAAACCTGCATCTCTTGTGGTGCCATGCCATCGGGAGCGGCGGAGACCTTGATGGCGTATCCGTAACCAGAGGGCCGAACCTGAACGACGTCCGTACCTGGGACAAAACGCGAGGAGGCCCGCTTTGCCATGACGGTGTGCGGAATGATCGGAGAGTCTGTCAGGCGATGAAGCACTTCCATCACTGACGCATTCTTCTCAATCATCCTGCGCACATCGGGAGAGGCGAACTCCTGTTCAAAGCGAGCAAAGTCAGAGTGATTAATTGTCCCAGAAATTGCTGAGCACAGGGTCGTGGTTTTCATTGGTTACTCTCCATCTCTCCGTGATTTCTGGAACCGATAGTGCTCTTTTGATCCGTGTGACAGACCAAATCCAGCTCCGCCGGCAATTAAGGCTGAAAGAGCAGGGGCGCCGAACGTTTCCATACCAGCGGCGCGCGCAATCTCCTTTTCGTCGGGTGTGTACTTTTCCTTAAGTTTCTCTTCAAATTTCGAGATTTGCGCGTTGTTCTTCCTAATATCGGCACTAGTACCCGACTTTGGATGCTTATTGATGAATTCCATGTAAGCTCTTCTTTTGTCCATATAGTCAGCGTATGTTCCGCCGGTAGCATTCCGAACATCTTCCAACAGTTTTTCTCTCTGCTTTTCAATATTTTGATTATCCGAGAGGAGCTTTTTCTCTGCCTTTAGAGACTCTCCGGCTGCCTGCTGAGATTCGTTAAACGCTTTTCTCAGCTTGTATGATCTAGCGAGAGGTCCAATGCCTCCAATCGCACCTCCGAGGGCTCCTCCTACAAGAGCACCCTTCAGACCTTCACGGTACTTATCTTCCCCAGATCCGGCCCCTCCGGCAAGGGCACCAGCCCCTGCACCTGCAACAGACGAGATACCCACACGCTTCGTAATCGGGCTCCTGTAGACTTCGATCAGCCGAGATCCTATAGAGGCAGACGAAACCTTCGTCCTACCCGCACCTACGAACTCGTCGCAGACACTTTGGGGCTCAGCCTCAAAAGAGAACCGCTCGCAGTACCCAACACCGTCGTTCAGGGCGCGGAAATACGAGCAGGTCTCGCAACGACTGTCTCCCGCAGTAGGGCGATAGTTGGGCGCGTCTTCGACGCCCGCGATCTTGGGCCAGAAGGGGATTGCCATAGCAGACCTCACATCGAGGGAGGGGGAACGTGCTGGTATCCGTTCTGACCCTGTGAGAAGAGAAGGAACATTCCAGGGGAGGGTCTGCGAGACTTAGCAGCCGCGGCTTCAGCGCGCATCAAAGGCGCCAAAATCTTACGGATTGCAGCCTGGTCTTTTTCCCTCTCTACCTTTGTAGCAACAGGTCCAGGAATGCCAACAACGTACTTAGTACCAGTAATCTGGTAAAACGACAGAGACTCCGGCCGAACACCGCTCTCGAACTTGATATTAGACCCCTTTAGAACCACGGAAGCAGGGATCCTTGACGAAGAGTCTAAACTTAGGCGGATGCCGGCGAGCTTGATAACCGCGTCACCAAAATGGCTCAGGCCAGAGGAGCTGATCTTATTGATGCCCGCTGACGAGGCGCCGTCGCCAACAACACGACCAAAGCCCTGGCGCTGCTGGTACGGCGGGTACATCTGATCGATGAGAGACTTCTGACGCTGAGGCTGATCCGCCGGTCCCTGGAACATCGCAGGATTGAGCAGCGCGGACTCGATCCGCTCTGCGGTCAGTGGGTAGACATTTCCACCAAGCTCAAAGGTATGGAACGGCTGAAGTAAGCGATCCGCGACAATGATCGGGATCCGAACCATATTCTGAGGATTCTTGGATGTTGTAGCGGCGGCCGGATCGTTACGGGCCATCAGGAGTGCATGGCCAAAGGCAAACCCCGCCTCGGGCTCAACTCTCTGCATGCTGAGATCGATCTCATACTGCGAGAGGAACGGAAGCTGCTGATGCAAGTTGCTCAGCACATGCGCAGGCCACTTCGTATCGTCGTCCGGCATCTTGGCGATCGACGCCATCTTCTCGAAGAAGCTGTGCGGATCCACCGGCTTGAGGAAGAGAGATGTCATTCGTACCTCTGTCAATCCGCTTCGAGGACTGACGATAGAAAGGAGCCTTGTCCGGCGAGCGAGTCTACAATATCACCAATAAGGTCATCCGTCGCAACTGTCGGGAGCCCAAGTGTGGTGAAAGCGGCTTTGATCTCGGTGAGCGACGCCTGAAGCTTAGTCAGGAAGTCCGTCCCGAGCATGACGGGCTGTGCCGTGTTCTGATCAGAGACCGCCGCGATCCGTACCTTGCCGTCCAGCTCCAGTCGCGCGTCTCCTTTGCGCGCAACCTCGAGCGATAACGACGGTACTACTTCTCCGGTATCTTCCTCCGTATTAATCCGAAAACGGTAGACCACTCCCGCTGGATCCAGGGAGGCGGGCTTCTGCATGTTGACGACGTAGGGAACCCGCGAGCCTTGCGGACCTTCCACATAAAGCGTACTTGGCGTGGGTATTAGAGCGGGCTCTGCAATAGAGCCATCAAGCTCCAGGCGTCTGCCGGTATACCCAGAATCTACAGCTACAGACCACCCCACGGACTCGATGAACTCCTTTGCCTCAAATGAGAAGGTACTACTTAGCAGACCGAAAGAAGCGGCCTCATCGAGCTCTCCCGTGGTCCAGGTCTGGGATCCGCCTAGAGTCTCTACACGCCAATTCCTCGCGATTGTTAGGACCTGATCTGTAAAGGGATTGGTCATGATGCGGGAGAGTGCAGAGCCTCGGAACTCCGTCAGCCCGCCCCTTCGGGCAATGATTCCATTGCCATCTCGTGTTGTGAGCGCGAGATCTCCCGGTGAGAGATACGGCCTACCAAAGTGAAAGGAACCAGGCTGCCCATCGGCTGTTGCTTCCGAAGGCTGAGGTGCCGACAGTAGGAGAAAAGGAGACGCGCCGTCAGAAGGTAGGCAGACGTAGAACACTGCCCCCACCTCTGGCATGTAGTGAACACCCTCTCCCTCGGGCGTGGAGTAAAGAGAGGGGATGATGACGTTCGTAAGCTCACGATGCACTGAGTCACAGTAGACAGTGCACGTCCAGCGAGCCGTATCAACAAGCATGATACGGCCCTGAAGGATTGATGTCTGTCCTGGCCTCAGC